GGGCCCGACTCCCGCGCCGGCCGACGGCTCAGAGGATCTTCCTGTGTCACCGATCGGCGTGACCACGCCCGCGGTCAGGTCAACCGATTCTCGTTCCTTGCGCACCTCGGCGATCACCGCTGCAGTGGGCTTGCCACCGGTACGCTCCAGGACTTCCTGCCACACCGCGGCCCGATTCGCCTCCGGCACCTTGGCCAGTTCACGTGCCTGCGCCTCGTTCTTGATCTCAGGACCAGTTGGTCCCATCGCGATGACGGTCTCGGCTGCCTGAATGGTCCGGTTGATGTGCCGGACGCTCAGCTCCCAGCGGTCGCGGCAGTAGATCTCGAACGTGGGGTGCGCCTCGCGGTACAGGCGTCCGTCGCGGATCGCGAACAGGGCCAGCCCGACCTCGACGAAGGTGTCGAGACCAGCCTCGACGGCGGCTTCGCACTCGGCCAGTCGCGCCCGGTCCTCGTCGCTGAGCGCTTGCGTGACAACCGCGGTCGTGTCGTCGGACATCAGGTCGCCGGGCATCATGGCCGGCTCGCGTTCTTGGCGATGTACGCCAGCAGCTCGGGCACCGGGCGGAACCACTCGCCGTGGGACCGGGCACCGGCGAACTGGGCGTGAAGCCGCGTCTCGCCGCCGGAACCGATCCCGGGGATGGTCCCGAGTAGTCGAAGGATCGATGGTGCCGCGGTCTGCAACTCGGCCCTGCGACGGATCGGGCAGCTCGCCACGCCGATTTTGATTAGGCCGCTGCCCGCCCGGATGAAGTAGACCGTCCTCGGGTCGGCGGGCGGTGTGGCGCGCACGCCAAGCCGCTGGTCCAGTTGCGCCAGCTCCTCGACGAAGATGTTCCGCCAGATCTGGCCGGCGGACAGTCCGCCGATCAGTCGCCCGTCTCGGGGAAGGATCTCGAATACAGAGGCGGTCGCATGGAACGCCCTGTTGATCTCGTGCTCGATGTCGGTGCGGAGTGGGCTCATATCGATCTCCCGTCACGGTCGACGATCTCGACGTTGCGGACCGCCTCGGCCTCTTCCGGTGTCGCGAAGCGCACGCCGCGTTCGGCGAACAGCGCGACGATCGCCGGGACGTCGCGGTAGTTCTCCAGCAGCAGGGCCGGCACCCCGATGTGGTCCATCAGCGCGGCGAGCACGTCATGCAGGGTCTGGTCGTCGACGGCGTCGTCGATCAGCGCGTCGGCGATCCTGGGGAACAGCTCGTAGCTGTTGCCGTGGTATGTCATCACCCAAACCCCCGCCTCAAAGTGGGGTCCGTGGACCCCCGCGGGGCGGGGGCGCCCGCGTCGCGTTTGACGCCCCCGCCTATGACCCCTTCATCGGGGTGATCTGGGATGCCGACGCCAAGGAACTCGGCCAGCAGTAGCGCGGTGGCCACCGTGCCGTAGCTCTGGATCTGGTCGTGCGCCCGGCGGGCGTCAGCGTCGGCGGTGCGCCCGGCGTGGTTGGTTAGTGCCCGGATCTCGGCCTGGCTCGGGGTCAGGCTCGGCTCGCGGCGCAGCTCCCGGTCCACCTGGTCGTAGAAGCGGACCTTCGCGTCCTGCAGCAGCCGCAGGCCGGCCAGCATCCCGGCCAGCGCCTCCTGCACCGCGGCGCGTCTCATGACCGCACCGCGCGAACAAGCCGCTCGGCTTCCTCACTCGCACTGACCTCTAGCAGGTCGACGATCGCCAACAGCCGGTCCTCCGGCGATAGACCGTCGCGTAGCCCATCCCAGATCCGGTTCACCCAGCGTTCGCACACCTCGGCCGGCTCGTCGAGCTGCTCCGCGACCTGCCAGCTGACCAGGTCGGTCCGGGCCTGCCTGAGGACGGCCTCGATGCGGCGCCGGTCGGCGTGGTTGTCGCGGTTCTCTTCGGGGGTTCGCTCAGTGGCCACTACGCACCTCCCGGGCCGGTGTGCGTTCGAACGGGTGGGCCAGGATCTCCACGTACAGCGGCCCCAGCAGGGTGGCCAGCCCCAGCATGCTGGTGTCCTTGGCGACGAACGGGATCTCGGCCCGGGACACCAGCGCGGCCACGTCGTGGGCCTCCACGGCGACGCTGCAGCGGCTGCAGATCGCCCACCAGCCGCCCATGTCTTCCAGGCCGCGCTGGCTCCAGTAGCCCATGCTGATGAACCGGTAGAGCCACGCCGGGTCCTTGTCGGAGCACACGTCGCAGACCATGTTCACGGTGACCAGCTCGGCCAGCGGTACTGGCAGCGGCGCGTGCGCGGGGCCCGTCCACCCTTCAGCGGAGTGGGTGTGTTCGAACCGGTCGGGCTGGCCCGCGACGCGGAAGCGTTCCAGGGCGTAGCGGCACACGCCGCAGTAGTAGTAGTGGTCCAGCGGCCGGTCGGTGTGGACGCTCATGACGGCGGCCAATCCGCTCGCTCGCGTGCGACGTACTCGGTGAACGTCTCGGACGCCTGGCGCGCATCGTCGACGATCAGCGTGACGTTCTGCTCGGCGGTGTCGACGTCGACGATCCGGCGGGCGCCGTCGCACAGGACCGCCGAGATACCGAAGCCTGTCTCCTCGCCGTGCCGGTCTCCCAGCATCTCGTCGAACACGATGCGGGCCAGGTACTGGTTGTCGGTCCACCGGGCCTCGCCGCGGTCCAGCGCGGTCCGCACCGTCTCGGGCAGGTCGTCGCCGGCCCAGTGGGTGTAGAGGTACACACCCAGCTCGTGGCCGTGGTGTAGGTAGACGTTCGCGCGGTTACCCATGTCAGCTGTACTCCTCACGAATGTGGCGGATCACCGCGCGGGCTTGGACGATTTCCAGCCGCTGGTCTTCGAACCGGGAGCCCGGGCCGGACCCCTCGCGGTGGTAGTTGATCTCGATCCGTACGAGCATCCCGGCGACGTCTTCGACGAGCTGGTCATCACCGTGCCGGGGACAGTTGGGGTCTTTGACCAGGCCGCGCACGGTGAGGTCGTCGCTAATGTCCGGTACGCAGGTACACATGGCGTCGCTCATGACCGGCCGTACCGCGGCGGCCGACCGGTCGGCCCGCTACCCGGCGGCTCAATGCCCATGCGGGCGCATTCAGCGTCGAGCAGTACGACGTACTCGGCGGGGTGCAGCTCGGCCAGTTGGTTCAGGGCGTGACGGCGTGCTGTCGCCAGCGCTACGTTGCGCGTCAAGACCTCGGGGTGGTCGGCCCGGTAGCGTCTCTGGAAGTCGGCGTCGCTCATCGCTGCTGACCACCCGTCGTGCTCGTCTCGCGCCAGCCGTCCAGGCGTAGCGCCGCCTCATGGGTGCGGTAGTGGCTGCTGCACAGCACCAGCTCGGCGATCTTCCCGAACACGTGCGGCTCGTCGTGGCTGTCGCAGAGATGGCTGACCGTTTTTCTCAGCCGAACCTGCCCGGGCCAGTCGCAGCGGTCGCACTTGTCCCCGGCCTGGCTGGCCGGCGGCGGCAGCAGCGGCTCCGGTGGCGGGGTACCGCGATGCCAGGCCATCACGCGCTCCGGCTCTCGATGAACACCACGGCGATCGAGCCGGCCATCTCCGCACGCTCCTTGGCCTCGACCGCGTGCCCGGAGCACACCGGTGCCCGGTCGAGTTCCTTCCCGCTGTAGCGCGACCGGTAGACCAGCTCCCGATCCACCTCGCCGGAGCAGGGCGACGCGGACGACGCCACCGCGTAGCTGCAGACCGGGCCGGTGTCGACGACGCCGGCTTCCATCTCCGGCGCCACCGTCTCGCCGTGCGTCAGGCCCGGCGGCACGTCTGGCTGGCGCCGGTCGAGTAGCGCGATCAGCGGGTGAGGCTGCTCGTCGACGGCCTCGATGTCGAGGATGAACCGGTCCCCGTCGTCGGCGATCACGCCCACGGTGCGGGAGTCGATCCGGTCGAGCGACCATTCCCCCGGCGGGCCCAGCCGGGCGATCCGGCAGCCCAGCTCGATGACGAACTCGTCCAGCGTCACCGGGCACCCCCGGCGGGCGGCTCAACGATGGCCGGCGGCTGCGACAGGGCCGCCGCGGCGGTACGCACCGCCGAGTGCTTGTGGCCGGCCGGCTGAGCCGCCTCGATCTGGTCGGCCCACCCCTTCAGCCGCAGCCGAGCAGATCCATCGCGACCATGCTGCGGCTGCTCAGCTGCCCACCGCAGCGTCGCGGCGATCGCGCGACGCTGGCTGCCGGCGAATGGGTCGCCCGCCAGCACCGCCGCGGACACCTGCGTGCGCAGCTGCGCCAACTGCTCTACGCCAAGCTGCGCCGCTGCGACGTACTCCACCAGCTGGCCGAAGCGTTCGGCCAGCAGGATGGCGAAGACACTGTCGCGGATCTCCGGCGACGCGAACTGTCCGTCGAGGTCGTCGCCGACCTCCCGGCCGACTCCCTCCGGGTCGAGCACCGCCGAATCGAGGTCGTGGCCCAGGCCCAGGGTGGCCCAGCCGTGGCGGTACCGGAAGTAGAACGTGCGGCCGTCGACCAGCGTGCCCTGGTACTGCTCGGGGCACGCCAAGCAGGTCTGCTCCTGCTCGGCGATCGCATGGTGAGTGATGTGCGTCATCTCGTGGCCTTCCCGGAGTTTGCCGGGTCGGGCGTGGGCCTCCACTTGCGCGCCACGCCCGGCACCGGGATCTCAGCTGTTACGCCTCGCGGCGACCAGCTGCATCGCGGGAATCGCCCGCGCCTCCAGGTCGTTGGCCACGTCCGCGGACTCCACGGACTGGGCAGCGGACGACACGGCCTGCATCACGCCACCGGCGGTCAGTTGGCCGCCCATGATGAAGTGCTCCAGGATCATCTTGGCCTCGGCGTCGCTGAATGCCAGCCGCTTCGCGACGTACGTGATCGTCTCGGCGGCGTCGCTGATCCGGGTACCGGCCTGCTCCTCCAGCTCGGCGACCTTGGCCTTGACGTAGTCCACGTCGAGGAAGGTCTTGACCGCGTCGCGGGTCTGCGACTTGACCAGCTCCAGGTTGCGGCGCTGCGTCTCGTCGGACCACTGCACGACACCGGCGTCCATCTTCCCGCCCAGGTGCACGTTCTCCAGCGCCTCACCGGTGATGGTCTGCCCGTTGCCGCAGACCTGCACCACGATCTGGGGGGCGATGGAGAACCGGCCGTGGCCGGTCTCTGAGTTACGCACCACGAATCCGGCGAACACGATGGGCTTGCCGCCGACCGTGCCGGGCGTGGCCTCGGGTGCCCACGCGGCGGTGCCGGTGCGCTGCGCGCCGAGGTCGAACGGTGAGCGGTAGCCCTTGAGCAGTTCGGGGGCCAGCGCCGTCACCTCGGGCGCCCACAGCTTCAGGTACATCCGACGCTCGGACAGGTCGGCGCCACGGATCTCGGTGCGGACCCCGGCGTCGCGCACACCGGCCAAGGTGGCCAGCAGCACGTCGAGGTTGTCGATGATGCGGTACCCGTCGGACAGGAACGCCCGCACGATACCGTTGAACTCGTCGCCCTCGCTGGAGCGCAGCAGCCGCAGCAGGAACTTGCGGCCCTCACCGGCGCGGTCGTAGTAGTCACCCTCGGCGCCGTGGCGGCCGCCGCTGGTGGTGTGGCCGTGCAGCCAGCCGTTGACGTTGGCGTCGTAGAGGTCCACGGCGTCCGCGCGCATCCGGCGCAGGTAGGGCAGCGGGATCCCGAGCTTGTCGGCGATGCCGCCGTCGGCGATCTCGGTGACCTGGTAGGTGCCTGCGGTCGGCGTGACGCCGTCCTCGTCCAGCACCACGTCGGTACCGGCGACGAGCAGCCGGCCGCGGTGGGCGGTGATCGCGGAGGCCGGGGCCACCACGTCAAGGGCGCGGGCCCGCTGGTCGTGCAGCAGCTCGGCTATGTCGTTCAGGTTGGCGTTCCGCAGTGTCGCGGGGGCCACGTACGGTTCTGACATCGGAGATCCTTTCAGGGTCGGGTAGTTTCTCCGTGCTGGGGCTCAGGGCGCTGCCGCGCTCGGGGCCCCGTTTTTTGCCATGCGGCTCTCGGCCGCCATGACGATCTGCGTGACCGCGGTGTCCAGGACTGGGGCCACGCGGGCCAGCTCGTCGGTGTCAAAGGGGAGTTCGCCGGTCAGGCGCCGCGAGAGGGTGCTCTGCGACATGCCGGCCCTGTCGGCCAGCGCTTCCTGGGTCAGGCCCTCGCGCGCCATGGCAGCCTTGACCTCTGCTGCAACCCGTCTGGTGAAATCCTCACTCACATGTGCAACAGTTTCACGCTACAGAGTTAAAGTCAAGGGACCACCCATGAAACTCCCATTCAGAAACGTTGCCTTTTACCCGCCAGATGGGTGATACTCACCGTATGGAGGACCAACCCCCCACCGCAGCGCCCGCGAAGCCGCTGCCCGAGTTCGTCGCCGAAGAGATCCTTGCCTGGACTGGCCGGCGCCGGATGACCATCGCCGAGCTGGCCCGCCGGCTCGGCCATCCCAACCAGATGCAGCTGCGGCGGCGCTTGAACCTCAAGACGCCGTTCGACACCGACGAGCTGTCCGCGATCGCCAAGATCCTGGAGATCAAGGTCACTGACCTGCTGCCGAAGGAGCCCGCCGCTGCGCCTACCGGGTCCAGGCCGCTGGACGTCTACCAGCTGGCGGAGATCTCCGCCTACCTGGGGATCCCCCCGGCCGATCTGCTACGCGGATCTAGTCCCTGGTATTCCCTGTTCGCACAAACACCTGATCACCCGAATGTGCGACCCCGGGCGCCCCGGCCGATCAGCGGACCTCCCGCTGACGGCGTCCGCCGGCCGCAGCGCAGGTCAGCCTCGATGCCCGCTGCCGCGATGACCGTCGGCGCCGGGAGGCTCTGACCATGAGTGATCTGATCGACACACACCTGGACTGGTTGGGTGCCTCCGCGTCCCCGTACACCGTGCGCGACCGCCGCAGCATCCTGCGCCGCGTAGACCGCAAGCTGCCCTTCGGCCTGGAGCAGGCACTCGCCGCCGAGATCCAGAAGTGGCTGGCCGGCCCGAAACCGCCCGCGAAGCCCTGGTCGGCGAAGACCCGCCACGTGTACTGGCAGCACCTCACCGCGTTCTACCTCTGGGCGTGCGACCCGCTCACCGTCGACGACGAGCTGGACCTCAACCCGATGCTGGGGGTGCGCCGCCCACCCAACCCGCGGTCACTGCCCCGGCCCGTCACCGCCGACCAGCTGGCCCTGATGCTGACCGCCCGCCGGCCCTACCGCACGTACGTGATGCTGGCCGCGTTGGCCGGGCTGCGGTGCATCGAGATCTCCCGCCTGCAGCGGGAGGACGTCACCGAGAAGACCATCACGATCTACGGCAAGGGCAACAAGCCGGCCGTCCTGGGAACCCACCCGCTGCTGTGGGCGGAGATCGAGCCGCTGCCGCCCGGGCCGATCGCTCTGCTCGCCAGCGGCCAGCAGGCCAGCCCGCAGGCGGTGTCCTCGCGCACCAGCGAGTACCTGCGCCGCATCGGTGTTCCGCCCGGCCGCACGCTGCACGGGGCCCGGCACTGGTACGCGACCACCCTGCTGGAGGGGGACGACGAGCACCCCGGTGCTGACCTGCGCACCGTCCAGGAAGCGCTGCGCCACGCCTCCCTGACCTCCACCCAGATCTACACCGAGGTCACCAACGCCCGCCGGGACGCGGCCATCACCGGCATCAAGCTCCCCGGCCAACGGGCCGGGAGGGAAACCCAGCCCAAGGAGCAACCACAATGATCACCACCAAGATGGCCGCGGCTGTCGCGGTCGTCGTCGCCCTACTCGGCAGCGGCGGCCCACCGGCCTGCCAGCCGAAGGGCTCGTCCACCGCGGCGCCGGCCCCGGCGCAGCCCGTCGGCGCGGTGCCCGGCGGCAAGGACTGCGACACCCACCCGTCGGCGCCGCGCGTCATCACCTTCGCCGGTAGGGCGGCCGTCGAAGGCTCGACGGAAAGCGTCTGCGACCTGCCGCCCCAGCAGCACCACGTCTCCATCTTCCTGGAGACCAAGTCGGCCGGCCAGTGGAGCGTGCAGCCCGACCCGTACGGCAAGACGTCCGGCAACTGCTACGACATCCCCGCCAACGGGATCCCGAAGACCTGCCAGTGGATCATCTCCCGCTGCCAGAACGGCCTGTGGCGCACGCGGGTGACCGTCTTCGGCTACGGGCCGCCGACGACCGGGCACCCCGGCGGGCTACCGTTCAACTTCGACGTGCCCGAGAAGCCCAGCGCACAACTGAACTGCAAGGCGTGAGGGGGACCTGAGATGAGCCACTGGGCGATCGACGTTCGTTACCCCGGGGTGCCTGACAGCAACTTCCGGTCGGTCCTCAACGAGGACCGGGACACCATCGCCGACCTCGGGTCGATGACGGTCGGCGGACACCGGACCACCCTGCACATGCACGTCGAGGCGGATAACGCGCACGCCGCGCTGGAGGCCGGCATCCATGCCGCTGACATCATCGCGGCGAACCTGGGGCTGTCCGTCGAGCATGCCGCCGCGGCCACGGAACTGCCGGAAACCGGGACCAGCGAACCAGTCTGAGGACGAGGGAACCGCGCCGAGCATCGGGGTATGACGCTCGGCGCGGTTCGTCTTCAGCGAGACGCGATCTTCACGCCCGAGAGTGAAAATCTCACGCTACTGCGTGCTAGTGTGGCCGGCATCCGAGCGGGACCCGGTGATGTGACGATCAACCGGGATCCCTGAGCACCGACGCCTTAGAGGAGGCACGGATGCCTAAGACCGATGCTAGTGGCCAGACTCCCACTGTTCACCTACGCAGGCTGGAGTCCGTCGAACTAGCCGTTGATCTCGTGGGGACAACCCCGCTGATCCCGCACCGCTGGTCGCAAAAGGCGATCGCCATGATGCAGGTCAAGCAGTCCCAGCCGGGGGTACGGGCCAAGCGAGAAGCCAAGGACCCTGAGCAGGAGGCGTATGACTCCTGCTACTGGCTGAAGGATGAGGCCGGGGAGGACGTGCCGGCGATGCCGGCCACCGCGTTCAAAGCCGCGATGGTCGGCGCCTGCCGCTTCTTCGAGGGGCTCACGATGACTGCCGCCAAGCAGATCTTCTACGTGGTCGGTGAGGGCCCCGATCAGCTCGTGCGGATCTCCGGTGACATGACGATGCGCACTGATACTCCGCGCAACGCCACCGGGGTGGCCGACCTGCGGTACCGCAACGCGTTCTTCCCGTGGTCGACGACGCTGACGGTGCGGTTCCTACCCGGAATCCTCACCCCTGACAGCGTTATCGCCCTACTCGACGCCGCGGGCCGCGGAGGGGTCGGTGACTGGCGGCCCAGTGCGCCGCGGTCCGCCACCGGCACCTATGGGCAGTGGACGGTGCCGGGGTGACACTCAAGACGCTGCCGCTGGCCGACCTCGTGGAGGACTACGACGTCTACCCCCGCCACGCCCTGGATACCGGGCATGTGCGGAAACTTGAGGAGGCGCTGCGATCCGGCAACGCACTTCCGCCCATCGTCGTGGCACGCAAGGGGAACCGGATCGTCGACGGCTTCCACCGCAAACGCGCCTACATCAAGGTCCTCGGTCCCACCGGGCAGGTGGAGGTCGACGTACGCGGCTATGCATCCGAGGTCGAGCTGGTGCGCGACGCCATCACGATGAACGCGGCGCACGGGCGCGGACTCGACGAGCAGGACCGCACCAAGGGCGCGTTGATGCTACGACGTCTGGGGGTGGAGACCGCTGATATCGCGGTGGTCCTACACACCACCCCGGAACGTATCGACAAGATCCTGGTCCGGGTGGTGGAAGTCCGCGACGAATACGGGACCCACGTTGAGCCGGCCAAGCCGGTGGTCCGCCGGTTCGGGACGCCCCGCACGTTGAGTCCGCAGCAGCAGCAGGTGCACCGCTCGTCGTCGGGATGGCGCCCGGCGCAGACGGTGACGCAGTTGACCCGGGAGATCGAGTCGGGGGTGCTCGACGTGACAGCGGAGGGCATGCGGGAGCGGTTGTGGCGGCTGGCTGAGGTCATCACCGCGACTGTTGGGACGCGACCGGGAACCTAGGCTGCGGCGCGGCAGGCGTGGCGGGGCTGGGCGCGGCTTGGCAGGGCAGGGCGTGGCAGGTTTGGCGCGGCAGGGCTCGGCAGGCAGGGCATGGCTTGGCAGGGCATGGCGCGGCTCGGCTCGGCGAGGCAGGCGTGGACCGGCGGGGTTCGGCGTGGCGTGGCTGGGCCCGGCGAGGCCGGGACTGGCGTGGCAGGCTCGGCGCGGCCTGGCATGGCAAGGCTGGGCGGGGCGCGGCTTGGCGGGCATGGCCCGGTGTGGACTGGCGTGGTTGGGCGCGGCACGGCAGGCGTGGTTGGGCGCGGCGTGGCAAGGCATGGCGCGGCGTGGCGCGGCGTGGCAAGGCAAGGCAAGGCGGGAGATGAGACCGGGGGGGAAGATGAGAACCTCCCGGTCTTCATCGGCGAAGTATCCGCACGATCTCCTCGGTGCTCAATCCTGAGTCGATCAAGTCGCTGATCTGACGCACCCGCTGCGCTCTCGCCGGAGTGCGGACCGTGACCCGGCCACCACCGGCAAGCTCCACACCGGGCTCGGTACTGTGCCCGGCCCTGGTCGTAGTCACGATCTTCTGACATTGCCCCGACTGGTACATCGCGACGATGCTGGGCCAGGACCGCTCCCCGACGCCCAGCGCCAGCACCCGGTAGCCACGCTGATCGCAATGCAACAACGTCCGACTCATCTCCAGCCGCAGATCGTGTCCGGGTATGAAGATCGCCGCTGGTGTTGCCCCCCCGGGCCGTTGATGATCCGTCATCTCCGCACTGTAAGCACGCGGTCGCGTGGTGTCACCGGGCTCGGGAGCACGGCACCTGACGCGATATGGGGGTTCACCCCTACTGACCACTACCGGTCAGCGTTACCCTCCGGGGAATAAAACACCCGCCCCATGGGTAACACTTGCTGGAGGAGGAGCGATAGACATGACGAGCACGCCAATCTCTGCCCACGGCAAGGACGGCCTCGTAACGTTCGACGGGCAAACCCTGACCATCACCCGCAAACACCTGCGGGATCTGCTCGTCGGGATCCTGCGCAGCAGCTTCCGCAGCGGGGTGCGGCTGACCATCGAGCAGATCGCCGACGTGCGACTGGGTAAGGGCCGCATGGTGCTGGTCGCGCCCGGCGCGATCCGCCGCACCGGGAAGCCGGCGCAGGCCGCCGACCTGGACTACCCGCTGACGGTTCGGTTCGGCAAGCCGGCGGCCGCCGAGTTCGCGGCGCTGCGTGACGCGGTGCTGGCCGCCCGACCCGCGCCCCGCCCGCTGCACACCCCGCCCGCCGGATACCCCGGAGGTCGACCGCTGTGAGCGAGACCGTCGAGGTGATCGTCTACGAAGTGATCCGGCCGGACGGGACGGTGCTGTATCAGCTTGTCGTCCCGAGCGGGAGGCCTGCCCATGCCGCGTAGCGCACCGATCCCGCCCGCCGAATACGACGGCGAACACCTGGACACCGACGAGAAGCTGGAGGCCGAGGGCTGGGCCGCAGGCCTAGACGTGTGGGAGCAGGTCGGCAAGGCGTACGGCAACTACCTCGGTGACGACACCTTGGCCAACGCCCAGCTGTGGTCGCTGCGCCAGGCCATCCGCGCCGAACTGCGCGCCGAACTGCTCGACAAGGGAGCCTGACCCCCAGACAGTTCGGCCCTCGCACCCGAGGGGGGTGGGTGCGAGGGCCGAACCATGTGACCAGGCGGGCAAACCCAGGTGTCGAATGCCGATCTTACAGGCCCTTGCGACGCTGCCACCCCTTCACCGCGGCCTGCGCGTGCGCGTTGTCGCCGATGTGGTGCTCCCCCAGCCAATGCCTCAGCTCGGCCAGCAGCTGCCGGTCCGCGTCGTCGGCCACCGGGCCCGGCCCGGGCGGTGCCGGCGGGGTGGGTGTTGGCTGCACCGGGAACGGGCCGGGCTGCCCGTGGGTGATAGTGGTGAACGCCGCGTTGAGTTGCGCGGTGTCCAGCCCGGGCGGTGACCCGCCGGTGGCGTCGATCCAATCCTGGTCGATGACGACCCACGCCTCCTCCATGTATTTCGCCCAGAATCCGTACTCCACCAACTGCGTGGACCCCCACGTCACCACCGCCAGCGCGGTGGTATCCCGGTAACCCAGGTCCACGGCGTGCCCGCCGCGGATGCCGCCGTCGTCGGCGACCACCGCCCACGGCCGCCCGGCGCCGAACTGGTCCTCCGCGCTACCCGGCACGAGCAGCCCGGTGTAGACGTGGCCGAACAGGTACAGCGCCGCGGCGACCTGGGACAGGTCCCGCACATCCAGCTCAGCGAACGCGAGGATGCGGTGCCCGCCGATGCCGGTCTTGCGCCAGTAGTCCAGCACGTCCTGCATGACGGCGCCGTTGTCGTTGGCGCCGGTCTTCGGGTCGTACCCGGACACCGCGCTGTAGGCGGCCAACACGTCCCCGTCGGTAATCTTCACGGTGGTGCCGTGGCCGTAGGTGGTGGTGGCCTCGATCATGTGGCCGACAGCGGAAATCGTGCAGTCACCGAGGCGGTCGTTGAGGTACATCGGCCAGTCGCTCACCCGGGTCAGTTCGTCGACGACGGCGGGGATCGGCGGCAGCATGGTGAGATGCAGTGCCGGGCCCAGCATCAGCCGGGGTCGTTCCTGCGGGCTGTAGGCCGGTTTCCGGCCGTACTTCAGGGGCATGGTCTCTCCCTTGTGGACTTACTTGTCGCCGCCCAGGGAAACAATTTCCCTGTGTAGAGTGACGATCTCTTCACGCAGCAGCTCGTTGCTTTCCCGTAGCCGCACAATCTCCATCCGCATGCCCTCAACCTCGACCCGCAGTGTCCCCAGGGCGCCCTCATAGATTTCACGAGCCCTGGTGTAGGCACCGGCGTCCACCGCGACGATCGCCGCCTTGGCCTGTTCCCGGTTGGCACGGCTGGCCGACAGGTACGCGGCGACCGCGACCACAGCGGTCAGCAGGCCAAGCAGAATCTCGACGACTACTGCGCTGCTCACGGAAGATCCCGCGGAGTCGACGGCTTCGGCAGATTGTTGCCAGACGGTTCGGGCCACCCTGAGACGAGTAACACCACCAGCGCGAACGCCAGCCAGATCACCACCGAAACCCAGCCGCGGGGCAGTCCCTGTATTAGCCAGATGTCCAAATAGAGCAGCCCCCAAGCGCCCTTCAGTGTGGCCGCTACCGCGAACTGCAGCCGGTCGGCGCGGGCGAAAACGCCTGACGCGCACACCAGTCCCGCCGCAATCCAGATAGCCCCCCATGCCTGGTAGGGCAACAGCAGGTCGATGAACCGTTGCGGTGCGGAGGCAACCAGCAGTCCGTACCCGTAGGCCAAGTCAAGGATGGCGAGGAAGGCCAGGAACGCGCCGCGACGCCCAGCGTGATGCGCTGCCCACCGGATCGCTTTACCCATGGCTGTTGTCACCCGTCCCAGTCGCGCTACCTGGCGGCGGGGGTCCAGGCCGCAGGTTGTGCCCTGTCCCCGATGATCGCAGACCTGCGGCCCGACAGCCCGCTACCTGTACGACGGCACCCCGGCCGCGTTGGGCACCACGATGCCGTCGATCACCTTCACTGGTGTCGTCTTCGGGATCATCTGTGTGCGGACGAACGTTGCGCCGATCGCGGTCACGATGGTCATGATGACCAGCTGCTGTTCGCCGGTCAGGTGCAGACCGAAGGCGATCGCCAACGCGATCACGGCCTTGAACCCGCCGACCACCGCGGCCAGCATGCCCTGGTGCACCGAGGCGGCGGTGATAATGCCGAACACCGCGACAGCGACGGCGTTGATGACGCCCTGCCGGTCGGCGCTTAGGTGCCACAGGAACGTGCTGCCGCCCATCACGATCGCCGCGATAAGAGCCAACCAAACAGCCGGCTCACGGCCCCATAACTTCGTCATGATCCATACCTCCTGAGGTATTCGATTGCTTGCTGAAGAACCGCTGTGTCTTCTCTCGCGTAACCCAGGATCGAGTTGCACCGGTGACACAGGATTCCCCTCGCCGCCCCGGTCGCATGGTTGTGATCGACGTTCGGCGCAGTAAGCACTTCAGAGCAGATCGCGCATCGTCCGCCCTGTTCCTTGATCCTTTTCTGTACCTGTTCGTATGTGAGCCCGTAGCGGGAGAGGTACTTGCCCCTGCGCGTTCTCTCCAGCACGTGCGGTTGCGATTGCCGCACGTGCGTGCACGGCTTACACCGGTTCGCGCGGTCGTCAAACCTGGAAGGCCGCCGGTGGAACTCTGTGTGGCTCTTGACTACACCGCAGTCGTGGCACCTCTTCTGCCCGGCCGCCCGAAGGCGTTCGCAGTCAATACATGAGCGGTGCGTCAGGAAGTATTCGGCCCAGTCGGCCGGGGTCACGTACAGTACGTTGCCGCCCAGGCTGCTCGGGCCGGGCAGGCCGACCTTGCGGTAGATCCAGGCGGCCAGCGACGAACACACCACATGCCCCGGGGCCAGGTCGCCCGGGTCGCGTTCCCGCCACAACGCGTCCAGGCGCAGCGCCGCGGCGGCGTCGCCCAGGATCGCCGTCCAGTCGTACGCGGTGCCGAGCAGGCCGACCGCGGTTAGGCAGACCTGCTCCCGCTGCTCCGGCGTCTTGTCCTGCGCGGCGTTGCTGCACAGGTACCGGTTGTCGTAGCGGGCTACCTCCACCCAGCCGACCCCGCCGGGGCGTCCCTCGATGCCCCACAGCACCCCGGCCGGGTCGGTGTGGTGCACGATCGCGACGTGGTCGACGAGGTTGTCCTGGCCGTGCAGGGCGGCGCCGAGGCGGATCAGCTGGCTGGCCCACCGGTCCCACCACCGCCCGGGTGGGGTGCGTACGGCGATGACGTCGCCGGGTTGCAGGTTCACGGCGCAGCGTTGACGCCGGAGAGCAGGACGGCGCGGACGGCCTGTTCGGCGGCGGCCTCGATGACGGGCTTGTCGGCGTCGCTCAGCGCGTCGTGTGCCGACACCACAGCGGCCGTCACGGCCTGCGTCACGGCGGCCAGCTGGGCATCGGTCAGTGTGAGCGTGCCGAGGCTTTCGATGGCCGCGATGATGGCCTGCGTGTCGTGGCCCGAGGCGATCCCGGTCAGCGCGGTCGTGAGGCCTGCGAGTGCGCCGGTGGTGGCCTTCATCCAGGCCTCATCGGAGATACGCCGCACCGTGAAGTAATTCGGTGAGCCGTCCGCGTTCACGGTCATACCGGTGTTCGCGGACTCGATGAGCATGTCGCTGTGGAGGGACACGGGGTCTCCGATCAGTGCGCGGATGCCGGCGACGCCTTCGCGGTGCGCGTTGGTGTCGCAGGTGGATTGGTTGCCGATGATCAGCGTCGAGCCGTACTGCAGGATCGCCGCCTGCGGATGCCACCGGCCCGAGGTGTCCCCGGGGTACCCGATCGGGTAGTGCACCGCCGGGTTAGCGCCGTAGTTCGACGACACCAGCGGCCACCGCAACGCGTCCAGCGCGGTGCCGTACACCCAGGGCGGCGCGTACGCCAGGGACCCCTTGCCGGTGGTGGCTTTGATGTAGTCGTGCGCGGTGTTGATTTGCGCGATGCTGGGGGCGGTGTTGTATCCGAACGGTTCGTCGTCGCTCATCAACACGAAATCCGGGTCGTCACGCCACCACGGGCACCACCGGTCCAGGATGGTGAACCACCAATCGATCTGCCCGGTGATGGATCGGTTGCCCCACAGCACGTGGTAGGCGCCGCGGACCTGCATGGTGGTCCGCATCTGGGCGATGGCGCCGGGGAAGTACGGGTCGGTGTAGAAGTTCAGGCCGTCACTGGACTTGAACCACGCACCGGCCAGCCCGTCGTCGCGCATCCGCGCGAAGTCCATGGGGCCGCGGGTGAAGTCGTGGTTGGAGAAGTCCCCGAAGAACCCGGTCAGGGGCCCGACAGCGGTGTACCCGGTGGCGACGTGGCTGCGGTCGAAGGCCGGCGGGCGGCTGCCGCCCATCGGTTCCCGGCCGCCGGACAACTCCAGCCAGCAAGACGGGCAGTCGAAGGACGTGTCCGACGCGGGATTGGCCACGTCCAACCAATCCCGCACCGCGCCCACGGATGCGCCGCACCGGGCGTGGTGGCCGCCGACGAACGTGCCCACGTGCACCAGGTCGCTGGCTTGGATGACTGTCATGCCCGAACCATAAGACCGGGGTGAGAACGCGTCGAGAGGAGTCATTGCGCTACGATTCGGTAGGCTTCCCCGGCGTCCGCGCGCAGCGTGTTGCTCGTGCTCGCCACGCTCCACTGCGCGGTGATGACCACGTCCTGACCGATGGTGGTGTCGATCGTTTGCGGCGAGGCCGGGCCGTCCATGGATGTGCTCGCGTTGTCAGGCGCCGTGGCGCCAGGGATGCGGCTGGTCATCACGAGAACGCCGCTCATCGCGCCCGTCGCGCCGGTGGTCATGCAGATCAATTTGAAGTCGAGAGTCCACGGGCGGAACGTGTTGGCCACGCCGGTAATGCCGATGGTGCCAAAAACAGAGCCCACGATGCCGCCCACCCGGGCCCGCAACGTCAGCGTGGGGGTACCCACGATGTCACCCGTACCGAACACGCCCAGTTTGTAGACGCTGCCCTGCTTGGAGCTGCCTCCGGCGATGGTCAGCGTGTGGATGATGACTTCGTCGGTCCGGTTGGTGACGGTGGTGGTGGCTGTCTTGCTGGTGACGCTGGCGCCCTTCAGGACCGTCACGTCCTGCGCGATCCGGTTGAACCACGCGTCCGCATCCAGCGGCTGCCCATTGATGACAGTCGGGTAGTCGTTGGGAACGGGAACAGGTTGCGTCATTGCATCACCCCACCATGTCCACACCGACAAGGCCGGTGCCGGCCACGAATCTGCTACGCGCCTGCCGCGCCGACATCTGCCCCCAGTAGCCGCCGGCCGAGTCGGCGGTCTCCGCCATGCCGGTCACCCAGTACGCGGCGTCCAATTCGGTGCCGCCCCCGTCGCGGACCCGCACCCGATCGTAGAACTGCAGCCGTGGATCCGCCGGGATGGAAAGCTTCGTCAGCACCTGCTGTGGGCTGCGCAGGCTGCACAGCACCGCCTGCGCCACACCGGCGGCGAGGGTCCATGTCTGGCGCCACGGGTTGGCCGGCAACTCCAGCGGCAGCTCGACCTGACCGGCGGGCACGCTGCTGAAGTCGGGCGGCACCGCACCGGTGCCAGACTCGATCCAGTTGCCCGTCGCCGTCACCGCGCTGTTGCCTGCGGTGTCCACCAACCACACGGTTCCCCCGTAGTAGTTCGTGATCGTGAAGATCGCGGAGTGGACGTCGGGGAACGTGGCCGAGCCGCTGACCTGCCCGCTGACGTCTGACCCGGTGCCGTCCGGTGCGGTGTTGGCGCGGACCGACATGGACGGTAGGTCGATGAACGCGCCGCTGAGCTGCGCGGTGAAGGTGACCGACGTACCGGCCGCCAACACGATGGTGTGCGGGGCGGTGAACACGGTGTCAGCGATGTGCAGCAGCACCGGCGAGTAGGGGCAGCGCACCCGGTTGCGTAGGGTGTCGGCACGGTCGTCGTAGGCCAGGTCGGTGATGTCCGTCAACGATGTGACGGTGCGCTGCACCTGCTGCGCCTGCGGTTTGACGAGCCGTCCGGGCATGGCCACCTGCAACACGCCGTCCTCGTCGAGCCAGACCGCACCCAGGGCTGCCGCCTGCAGGTTGGTCAGGATCTGCCACGAGTCCTGCGGGTCCACGTTCGCGTTGCCCATCAGCGGGTACCCGCGGTCGATCACGGCGTTGGGCGTCCAGTAGCCCACGTCGTTCAGCCACAGGTCGGTGGCCGCGGTGCCGGCGGTGATTTGCAGCTCGGACAGCGCGGCGCCCTGTTCCATGGTGACCTTGACGTTGTAGAACTCGTTGGTGACGTTCAGCCAGGTGTTGGACAGAAACCACGGTTGAAAGGCGACGACGGTGGTTGTGTTGTCCACCCGGAAGGTGGCCACGCCATTGGCCGAGTCGACGTGCACACCGTAGAAGTGCCACTGCCCATCCCGGACGGGATTGGGGCCAACGGCGGTGGTGGGTGAGCCGGTCTGCGCGCTCATTTCGGCGGTGATGAACCCGGTGTTGGCGATGCGGACCGTCAGCCGCGTGTCACCGCTGGCGCCGAAGTTGTCTACCATCACCTCCAACTTCCAGCCCACGGCGGGCGCCTTGGCCCAGAACTCCACCCGCCCCAGGAACTGGCCGTGTGGAGCCTGGCTCAGACCCTGCCGGTCTTTGCCATTGCGCACCAGCTCGGCGCCTGGCTGGTTGTGTGTGGTGGCCACCCGGATGCGGCCGCTGTAGCCGGCCGGAATAGGTGTTGACCCCAGCAGGAACGGGCCTGGCTCAAATGTCCACGGCGAATGCCCGAATGAGTCGGCGTCGCCGTTGGCGGTATCGCTAATGTCCGCCTCACTGTTGATACCTGCCACCAGGTCGGCGATGAACGGCATCGCGGAGCCGTGCATCGGCATCCACAGCCGGCAGGTGGGCCGCGGCGGAGGGCTGGCGAAGTAGCCGTTCGCGGAGGCCACGAAGTGGGCCACCCACGCGGACTCCAGACCGGGCCGCTGCTGCCGGTTGGACAGGCCGGTGCTCGTCTGGCCGGCGTCGGCCATGATGGCGGGCAGGCTCAGCGCCGCCCGCATCGCCTGCCGCCCATCCAGCGCGGCCAGCTGCGCGGTGCGCTGCCCGACGTCGACCGGCATGGCACGGGTGATGCCCTGCATGCGTGGCACCGACCGCCACCCACCGGCGGTCAGGAACTCCATCGCCAGGCGCAGCCGCCGGTTCATGCGTTCCCGGCCGTACATGGGGGACGCCGTGTTGAAGCGGGACCAGTAGCGCACCGCCTCCAGCCGCTCGTCGCTGCTGTCCCCGGCCACCAGGTCCACCGACAGGGCCGCCGCGGCGCCACCCTCGACGACACTGGTTTCGGCCGGCACATCTGATATCAACAGGCGGCTAACGCTGAGGTTGTCGATGCGGCCGGACAGGTCGTCGACGGAGCCGGCGGGGCCGTAGCCGTCGCTGTCCCAATCCACGTACAGCGCGGCGCGGGTGGTGCGTTCCGGCGCCTCGATCGCGTCCGCCAGGTCTCTGCCGACGTTGCGCATTAGCAGCGGCCGAACCACATTGTGGCGTTGACGTTCACGGCACTGGTGGGTGCCGTACAGCGCAGCCCAAACAGCGTCGACACGCCGGTGTCGGGTCCCCGGTCGCCCCAGTCCCGGAACAGGGTGCCCCCGATCGGCGTCAGGGTCCAGCGGTCGTACACCGCTGGGCCGGTGGGCTCGACGGAGTAGTTGTACTTACTGGTGAAGCCCGTCACGATGGCCCGGCCGGCGGACTGCACGATCGTGCCGGCGGTGCCCGTGCCGTCTGCGGTGTAGGACACCAGCTCGACCCGGACCGCCTTGTCGGTTGCGGTGACGCCATCCATCGTCACCTCGAAACCCACCATGTCGATTCCGAACGTTGCCGGTGCGATGACCGCCAGCACTGTCTTCGGTGTGGTAGCGACCAGTGCGACGTCCGCACCGACCGGGGCGGTGTAGATGGCCCTCATGGTTGTGTCTCCTTCACCCTCAACCCGCCTCCACCAGCGTGGCGGTGACGTCTCGGAATGGCAGCAGCCGGTTGGTTTCCGGCAGCGCGACGAAACTGACCCGCGGCACACCGGTGCCCAGCACCCAAGCGCGCACGCCCAGGAACATGTCGAGCATCGGCTGATCCAGCAGCACGTCGGCGGTGCTGATCGAACCCCGCTCGATCAGGGCGAAACCCAACCGCGGCAGGTAGCGCGGCGCGCTGACCAGCACACGCCCGCCGGGGAACGCCGTGGTGGCGGTGCTTGACGGCTGGGCGGCAGGCATGACCGGCTGCACCTCCGTCACGTCGACGGGTACGCCAAGCGTGGTCAACGCCCCAGGTGCGACCCGCAGCTGCGCCCGTAGCGACACCGTGCCGGCCGGAGGGGCGGCCAGCTGCACGCTGTACGAGGTCCACGCGCCCGGCACCGCATTGACCGGCGTCCCGGACGTGACCACCGCCTCCGACCCGTCGACACGCCGCCACGACAACACCGGCGTCACGCTGACCGACGCGACCAGGCCGGCCAGGCTGACCGCGCCGCTGAACGTCCACGGCTGCCCGGCCGGCGCCGGCACCCCGAAAAGGCCCCGCGGTGCGTCGAAGTCCAGCACTCCGGACGTCACCGTCGCAGGCAGCGTCCACCGCAGCGACTGCGGGCCCCGCAGGTACCCGTCTGGGTTGGGCGTGACCGCCTCACTCGGGTCCACCGTGAACCCGGTGGCGTTGCCCTCCGTCGACGTCGCCGAGGACTGGTTGAGGCTCAACCTGTTCCGGCGCCCCGGATCCAGCAACGCGAACGGGCCGGGCCCCCGGGCGCGGGTGTAGAACTCCTCCAGGACGCTGAACTGTTCCGGGGTCAGGAACTCCCACGCCAGGTTGTAGGTGCGTCGGGCACCAGCCGCCCGGGCCACCACCTGCCCGCCGCCCAGGGTGCGGCGCACCGTCGCCGGAATCGACAGGGTGGGGGTCAACCCGCGCGCCGGGTAGGGCAGCTGAACCACCCCACCCGGGTTACCCAACCACATCGGCATCGGCCATCACCCCTGGTACGCCAGGCGCTTCTCGCCGGTCCGCACCGTCAGGGCCAGACCCTCCGGGCCAACCGTCAGCCGCAGCGCCGCGAGCAGGTCCCGGATCTGCGTCAGCAGCTCGGTGCCGGCGTCACCGCCGCCCGCGCCACTGCCGCCGGCCGGTGAGATACCGGCTGTGATAGCAGCACCGGCCAGGCTCGGCATTGGGATGGAGATGTCGCCGTAACCGGCGATGCCCTGGGCCACCCCGGCTGGGATCCACTGCCCCACCTGGTCGGCGAACACCTTGCTGGGGCTGCTGATGCCCAGGAAGCTCTTGGCGCCGTCCAGCGCGCTGGAAAGGGCGTGCTTGACGGCGTCCGCCAGCCACCCAGCGGCGTGCTCGATGCCGTGGATGATGCCCATCACGATGCCGTGGCCGACGTCCTGAAACTGATCCCCGATGCTCAGCACGGCGTGCAGGGCCGAGTCGAAGGCGCCGACGATGGCGCCACGGATGCTGGCGGCGATGCCGGAAAGGAAGTTCCACACCGCCAGGATCGGGTTGATGATGGCCACCCGGATGGCTTCCCAAATCACCCGGGCGGTCGACATGATGATCTGCCATTCGGCTACCACCCCGACCCGGATGAAGTTGAACACCGTGACCAGCCGGGCCCACAGCCACTCGATGGGGTTGATGATGGTGACGCGGATCGCCTCCCATACGGCGCGGGCGGTATCCAGTAGCGCATTCCAAATGGTTTTGATCGAAACGAGGATGGTGTTCCACACGCCTTCGGCGACGCCGATGATCTGTTCGTGGAAGTGGTTCCAGATGGCAAGCAGCAACGCCAGGTAGGGGAAGAAAATCACGAACAGCAGGGGCCACCATTTCGCGAAGAAGTCCCGGATCCGGTCCCACACGAGCAGGGTGACGTGTTCCACCGCATTCCATGCGGCGATCAGCGGGTCGACGACGGCGTGGTATCCGATGGTCACCGCCGACACGACCGCCTGAAAGGCCTCGACGATCGCGTTACGCACACCCTGGAAGATCTTGACGGTGTGTTCGTACAGGAATGACCACGCCTCGGGGATCTGCTTGGTGAAGAAGTTGGCAACCGACTCGGCGGCTACCTTCACCGCGTTGAACGCGCCCTGCACGATCTCCCGGAACAGGGCGCTGTGCTTGTAGGCGTAGATGATGCCGGCGACCAGCGCGGCGATCGCGAGGATGATGATGCCGACTATGTTGGCGTCCAGCGCCGCGTCTTCGGCGAGGGTGATAACCAGCCACGCCTCGTGGATCGCCTTGACGGCGCTGATGACGTTGCCCAATGTGCCGATGATCAGGACGGCGGCACCCAATACCTCGACCATCGCCTTGTTCGCCTCGACGAATTTGATCGTGTCGCCGACCAGATCAGTCAGCCGGCCGGCGATCGCGGCCAGGGTGGGCAGAAAGGCGGTGAACTGGACCGCCAGGTTCTGCACCACCGGCAGCAACTTGGTACCCAACTCCTCCTTGAAGTTGTGCCACGCGTTCTGCGCCTTCTTCGCCGGGTCACTGGCGGCGGCGGCCGCCCCACCAAACTCCTTATTCAGTTCGGCCAGGATCAGCTTCTGCGCACCCATCAGGTCGCCGGACTTCTGCAGCGCCTTCGCCTGGTCGATCTGCTCCTGGGTGAACGAGATACCGATACGCCGCAGCGTCGTCATGCCGGTGATCGGGTCGTTCAACGCCTTACCGATCTGGATGATCGAGGGCTGCAGGTTCTGGTGCAGCCCCGCCGACACATCCAACGCCGACGCCAGGAACTGGTTGAAGATGTCGTTCCCGGCGCCGGCCTTGTTGCGGATCTCGACGAACGTCAACGCCACATTGGCGCCGGACTGGATGATGTCGTTCTGCACACCGGTGGCGTTGGACAACTCCTCCGAATACCGGTGCACCTGCTCGGCGGTGACCCCCGCCGCGCCACCGGTCGACTTGATGACAGCGTCGGTCAGCCGCAACGCCTGCGCCGCTTCCCGGCCCGCGGCGATGGACTCCTTGACCAGACCGACCAATTCGAACCCGGCGAACGTGGCGCCCAGTGTCGTCACCAGCCGCTTGAGGCCGGTGCCGAAACTGTCGGAGAACTTCTTCCCCGACTCCTCCCCCGCCTTGCCGGACGCCGCCGGCAGGTCACGTTGGATGTCCTTACCGACCTGGTCGGTGCGGCCGCGTACCGCAACCCACACATCAGCGAGGGTCCCGGCCACCGCGGCTCACCTCCTCTCCAACCCCAACGCGTCCATCAGCTCCAGCTGCTTGCGGTCGGCCGGCGTCGGCGCCTTCGGCAGCGGCGCCGCCAACATCTCGTCGAGCAGGTCCCGCGCCGCCGCCGGATCCGGGATGTCGCCGACCTGCCCGCCCATCGCGGAGACGAGCACCGCCGCGAGATGCTGACGCGCCAGCGCCTCCTGCAGCTCCTGCAGGCACAGCACGTACGCCACGTCGCAGCACTGCGCGAGGCTCAGCCGGCCCGTCGCGCCTCTTGCGCCCGCAGCACGGCCAGCGCCTTGTCGGGTCGCCCTTCGGCTTCCAGGTCCCGGATGACCCGCAAGGATGAGTCGCCCTTCGACCTCGCCCCGGTGCTGCGACGCCCAGTTGAGGAGACGGAGCGCCGCCGGGTAGGGCGGTCGGCGGCCTTTTCGGTGATGGCCACGACCACCCCCATGAGGTCTTGCATGGTCTGGCCGTTGTCCAGCGCCGCGGCCCAGAACGTGGACCAGTCCTCGGGGTGCACCAGGCCGCGCAGGAAGTCCTGCACCAACGCCATGCCCTGGCGCTTGGCCTCCGGGCTGTCGTCGCCCACCTCGACCTTGTCGGCGCGATCGAGGAAGTCCAGCAGCCCCAGGTCGCTGACCCGGGAACCGACGCGGATGGTGTTGCCGAACCAGCCGAAGGTGTCGTCGCGGGTCCGGGCCTTGCCGAGTTCCCCATAGTGGCGGCCCATCACGCGCCACCCTTACTGGCCCGGGCCGGCTTCTCCACCGGCGCCTCAGCCACGGTGTCGACCGGCTCGTCGGGCTTCACCCGGCGCACCTGCGGCGGCACCATCTGGTCGTAGCCGTACCGCTCGACCGCGGACACCGGCACCGGGTGACCCGTGGCGTACGCCACGGCGGTGCCGTGCCAGATCTCCTGCGTGGCCACCCACGTGCCGTACTCCACTGTCTGCGCCGCCTGCAGCTCCTCCGCCGTCATGGCGTGCTTGAGCTGGTGACGCTGCTCCTGCTCGGTCAGCGGCCGGTGGCCGCCGGCGTCCGGGTGCAGCCGGTCGTACAGGGCGTCGGTGGCCTCCAACTTGTCGGCCACCTTCGGGTGCACCTTGCGCAGCTCCCTGCTCAGCGCCGAAACGCGCCCCTTGATCTCTGTGGACATCGCGTCGCCTTCCTGGTGCTCAGGCACGACCGGTACCGGCCGACCACATGTCGAACGGGGCCCCGGCGGCCGGGATCTCGAAGTTGAAAACGCACGGGATGGTGGCCTTGCTGGGCACCTTCTTGTAGGCCGACTTGATGTCCGTGCCGTTGATCGTCTGGTAGCAGACGGTGCGTAGGGTGCCGTCCAGCGACTCCCAACCCAACATCGCGCGGATCTCCGTGCCGGGCGTGGGTGGTGTGAGCCGGTTCAGCTGGGTGGTGCCCGAACCCGACACCACGGTCAGGGTGCCGCCGTTGTAGGCCCGGGACAGGTTCGTCAGGGTGTAGTTCGCCAGGGCGAACGTGAACGACCCGGTGCGGTCGGTGGTGGCCCACTGGATCGGGTCGAAGAACTCGGCGACCAGCAGCGGCGACAGCTTCGTGGCGTAGGAGAACTCGGACCCGTCCTCGGTGGCGCCCAGGCTGAGCCAGGCAACCGGCCACGCGTCGGTGAACTTCGAACCCACCACCGTGAACGTGGGCAGGGTCGACCCGATCGGGGCCCAGAGGAGATAACCCGGATCTCTCAAAAGGTTCGGGAGTGCAGTGGTGGGCATTGCCGCCTACCTTCCTATGCGTTGCGCGGCGTCCTGGATTGCGTGGCTGCGCAGGTAGCGCATGTATCGGTGCGCCACGTCCCAGGAGACGCGCGCCTCCCAGCCGAGCGGACCCAACACCATCTCGACGTGGATGCTGTCCGCGCCGACCCCGGTGTGGCGCGGCGCGGTCTGCCGGGCGCGGGCGACGACCTGCGTGCCGTAGCCCTGCAGGGAACGGCGGAACCATTCCTCCCGGCCCAGCGCCAGGATTTCCTCCTGGTGCAGCACGATGTCCTCGACGCTCATGCATCCCCCATCACGGTGATCTGCAGCAGCAGTCGCGACACCACCGCCGGCTCCGGGGCGGCGAACATGGTCGGCTCCCCACCGTCGCCGGTGCTCACACCCGACACGGTGCCGACGCCCACCAGGTACGGGTTGGCTTGGAACAGGTCGATGATGGTGTTCGCGATCGGCTCCACCTGCATGTCAGCGGCCCGCAGGTCGTCGCCCGGCGCGTACACCCGGATCCACACGTCGATCAGGTCGGTTTCCACCGTCGACAGGCCCGGCTCGGCCACCCCGTCGTCCTGCCTCATCCGGGGCAGGCCGCCGTAGACGCACACGTACTCCGGGTCCGGCGGCAGCACATACACCACCTGAACCGTGGGCATCGCCGCGGTGATCGCGTCGATGACGGCCCGCTTCGCCGCGTACATCAGGAACGCCACGGCCCGCCCCCTACCCGAAGCTCGGTCGGGGACTGGGCGCACGGGCGTACGCCGCGTCGACCTCGTCGATGCCGGTGGAGTTCTCCGACGGGCTGGCCAGGTGCACGATGCCGGCTTCGCTGACCGCGACCCGTTCGCCGCGGTCGGTCAGCGCCGACCGGCTCTGCAGCAGCATCGACTTGAACCGGATTTTGGAGCCGCGCACGATGTCCGGCGGCGGACAGTCCTGACCGTGCTCGTACTCGACGATGATGTTGCGTCGCCCGTACGGCCAGATCGCGCCCCAATAAAACCCGGTGGTGGGCCAGAACAGCCCCTGGTCCAGCCGCAGCACCCCATCGTCGCCGGGCGCCACCCGGGCCAGCTGGTCACTGGTCATCGGGATGTACGCCGAGGATGTGGAGACCCGCACCTGCACCGACCGCACGACCCGGGTCCAGGGCCACAGCAGCTGCAGCCCCGACTGGCCGTGTCCGTCCAGGATCTCCCGGCAGAACCGTGGCACGAACGCCTGCTCGGTGATGCGTTCGCACTCGTCCTCGACCGCGATCCGCTTGTCGATCAGGTCCGCGACAGTGAACTTCGTGGTGTTCCCGATCGCCACCGGGTCGACATTGCGGCCCTCCGCCAGGCCGAAGTAGAACCCGCCCACGATCTCCAACCGGTCCTGATCCAGGGTGATCAGGTCCCCGGCCACGGTGGCCGCCCAGCTCACGATCAGCTCGTCGAGCACGTCACGGCCGCCGAACGCGTAGGCATAGAGCTGGTTCGCGTCCGGGCCGGTCGCGTTACCCGACTCGACCGCCGTACCGTCCAGCCGGGTGATGGTCACCACCACGTTGCCGGTGGCGGCAGTCGGCAGCTCGTCGATGTAGAAGGTGCGCGTCAGCGAGGCCTTGGCGGTACGCAACACCCGAAGCCTGGCCAACGCGATCACCCCCTCGCTCAGCGACCGCGGAACAGGCCTACGAGGTAGGCCAGCGCGATCACGCCGACCTCGATCACGAGGACCCAACCCTGAATAGCCGTCATGACCCCACCTGCACGTTGATCGTGTTCGTGACATTCGTGTTCGCGGACAGGGTCAGCCGGATGTACCGGGCCGCGCTGGCCGGGTTGACGATCCGCGTCGTGGTCGTCGCCGTGGTGATCACGAACGTGGCCGTGGTGAACGTCGTGGGCGTGCCCGAGTCAGCCGACGACAACGGGTTCCACGCGCTGTTGTCCAGCGACCCCTCCAGCTGGTAGGTGCACGTCGGCGTCGAACCCACGGCGGTGACAATCACGACCGACGCGGGACCCAACGTGGTGCCGCGGTCCACAACGTTGGTGGTCACCCCGTTGCCGGCCTGCGCGTTGGACAGCCCGCCCTGCTCCGAGATCTCCAGACCCAGGGCGTGCGCCCGTTCCTGCGCCATCGCCGTGGCGCTGCCGCCACCGACCTCACACGCACCGTTCATCCACTGGTTCAGCGCGGGTAGCGCGCTGATGGCGTACCCGACCGACAGGGTGACGCCGTAGGTGGTGGACTTCAGTGCCACCTTGCCGGCGACGGCGACGTTGTTCCACGCGCCGCCGGCCGGCCACGGCCGGACCTGCGTGACGGTCTGCGCCAGCGTCAGGGTGGGCATCGCTTATCTCAGGCCTTGGCCTTGGCGTCGGCCGGGGTCTGTCGGGCGGTCGGGGCCGCGCTGCGGTCCTGTGCGGCCGCCGCGCGGGCGTGCGCCGCGTCGGCCTTCGCGGCCTTGTCCGCCGCGTCCTTGCGGTCGTTGCGGGTTTCCGCGTACATGTCGAGGGCCGCCTCCACGACGTCCTCGCCGTTGGTTTCGGCCCACGCGTCCAGGTGCTTGGCCATCAGAACCACCCTCTGATCCGGCTGCGGCTCTTCGTCGACGACGTCGGGCGGGGTGCCCTTCGCGTCGACGTCGGTGATGGGCCTGGTGTCCGTGGCTGTCTTGCTGTCTGCAGGTGCCATCCCGTGCTCCCTAGGGGGATTGGAGTCAGTCCGCGAGCGCGCGGACGGCGATGTGATAGGGCTCGGTGGTGCCGCCCGTGGCCGTCACCCGGAAGTACCGCGCCGTCAGCGCCGTGCCATGGATCGTCTCCTCCGGGGTTGGGGGATGTGCGCGACGTAGCCGGGCGGCCCGCAGACCGCCCGGCTCTCGAACTCAGGTGCCGTCGTAGACCGGCGGGGCCAGGGCCGTGCCGTTGATGTTGATCGTGGCGTTGGTGAACCGGCGGAAGGAGTACGCGAAGTAGCCGTACAACACGAGCAGGACTCCGAGGTTCGCTGCGGCCGGCTGCTCCGCCCGGATGAACACCGGCGCCGCCGGGTCCTCCCACAAGTGGCATTCCTGCGAGGGCACCACGTAGATCTGATCCTGGTTGCCGGTGGTCTGCAGGGTGCCGAGGCAGACCGTGGAGATGTTGTTGTCCACGCACACCCGCAGGCCGTTGGCCAGGGTGCCGCGGATGCCCTTCGCGTAGCCCAGGCCGGCGTTGACGCCCAGCGCCTGCACCGGGTCGGGCGGGTTCTGGGAGTACATCATCGGCCAGGCGGCGGAGATCGCCGACAGCAGCTTGTACCAGCGCCGCGAGTGCATGACGACCGTGTCGGGCTGCGCCCAACCCAGCAGCACCGACTCCACCGACGCGGCACCGGCGACCAGTGCGCCGTACGTCTGCGCCGCCGTGGGCGAAGCGGTGGTGAATGACTGCGACGCGGACACCGCGGCCAGACCGGTGGTGGCCTGGGCGATGAGGGTCGCGTCCAGGGTGGTGGCGTAGCGACGGAACAGATCATCCATCGTGATCTCTTCCACACCGGTGCCACGGTCGATGGCCTGCCGCGACAGCGTCTGCTGCCCGGCCGCCGTCTGCACGTTCTCCGTGAGCAGCGTGTCGTCGATCGACCCGTCGGCCACCGCATTGTTCTCCGCTGCCTGCAGGGCCACCGCGGTCTGGCCGCCACCGGCGGCCGGCCCGATCCTGCTGATGTTGACGGTCATGCCGTTCGGCGGCAGGTCGTGGTGGTTGCACACGTCCGCGAACGGGCGCAGGTTCGCCACGGCCGGGGCGTACATGTCGGTCAGGTACTGCGGCACCGTCAGGCCGGCGAAGTTGCCGGTCGCCGATGCGGTGCGCTGCAGGTACTGGCCGCGTTCGACGCGCTCCTCCTGCATGTGGCGGACCAGCCGCTGCTCCGCATCCATGTCCCGGTACAGGAACTGCTTGACGACGTCCCGGACGAACCCGCCACCCTTGCGGTCCATGCCCACGTGGTAGGTGCGTTCCTCCGAACCGACCCGAGCCACCCGGTCGTACGCAGGCTTACGGGCATCGGCGGTGACCGGATCGGCGCTGCGCTCGCGCAGCAGCAGCTCGACGTTGTCTTCGCTGTCCTTGATCGCCTTCGCCCGGGCCTGCTTGTGCCGGATGCTCTCGATGTTGACCTTGGCCTGTGCGCGGGTCCGCATCGCGGCCTCGATGTCGGCGTCCTCGTCCTGTGTCAGGTTCGGGCGGCCGTCGTTCTTCGCCTTCGCGAGGATCATCTTCGCCTCGGCGCTGGCCCGCTCGTACCGCTTCTGCTCCTGCTCCAACTCGACGTCGATCGACATGACCAGGTCTTCGATGGTCGGCGCGCCACCCGCGACCTCGCGGATCGGGCAGCCGTTCTTTCGGTAGCCGATGATCCTCGGCTGGTAGCCGCGCACGGCGAACCGCGGCGTGGTGGCAGGCATGGTGATTCCTCACGTAGCAGGTATGGATTCCTGCTTCGCGTTGCTTCACTGCGCTACCCGGTCTGACTGCCGGCGTGCGTCGCTCAGCCGCCGCCGATCTGACCGTCGGGGCGTCCGCGTAAGCCCACCGGGGCGTCCTGCACGCCGCGCCGGGTCTGACTGCCCGGACACAGAGCGGTCTGACTGCCGCTCAGTCGTCGCCCAACAAGGCCTCGATTTGCGTGATCCTACGCCCCGCCGGCGCCGCTGCCGCCACGCTGACCGGCTCGCGCACCTCGCGCCGCCCGCCGGCCGCGTCCTGCGGCGCCTCGTCGTCGTCAGCCAGGCTGACCCCGCAGTGGCTGCAGAACTGCGCCCCGCCCGCGTTGCGGGCCTCACACGCCGGGCAGATCAGGGTCTCGTCCAGGGCGGACTCGTCACCGAGGTAGGCCGTGTCGTCGTCGTGCTGCTCGGACATGGCGGCCTTCGCCCCCCGCCGGGCAGCGCCTGGCACCGCGGTCCGCAGGCTCGCCACGTCGGTGCGCCGGGCCAGCCGCTCGAACGCCGCCCGGGCGAACCCGGCCGGCAACGCGTCGATATCCGCCATGAACTGCTGGCCCCGGGCGGAGATCGACGTGTACGGGTTCGCACCGTAGTTGACCGCCGACACGTCGCCCCGGTCGATGTCGTACTCCAGGATCCGGAACGTCATGAAGTCGTCCGACCAGCCACCCTCAACGATCATGAACGCGAACGACTGCTCATCAATGAGCTCGTCGTCGACGGCGGAGAGCAGGATATGCACGTCGCCGCGCTCCGCGTTGACGAACGCGTCGTCGGACATGCCGTGGTCGTCGGCACCCAACTCCAGGGTGCCGTTCGTGGTGCGGGCCATCGTCACACCCAGGTGGTTGACGAGGAACGCCACGTCCGGGCTGGACGCCAGGGTGGTGTCGGCGGCGCCGACCTCTACGTACTCGTCGTAGGGGCCGAAGTAGTCCCACATCTCGTACTTGTGCTTCTCGCCGAACACGGTGGCGTAGCCGGCGAGGTGGACCAGCTCCCGGCCGTTGCGTTTGACCGTGGCCACCCGCTGCAGCTTCGACGGGAACGACTTGAGCCGGGCCGCCCCGACGTCGCGGGGCATCGACGCGCGGACCACCCGCAGCTGCGTCTGGTAGCGGGCCGACGTGTCCAGCACCGGCACCGACCGGCCCTCCTGCGCCAGGGAGTGCGCCTGGCGGGCGGCCGCCTCGGCCCGGGCGGTCGCGGCTTCGGTGCGGGTCGTCGGCCCGGCCGCGGTGGCCCTGGTGTGGATGTCCATCGCGATCTCCTCACGTGCTGACGTGCTCGTGCTGCTGCGGCGCACCGCGGCGGATGCTGCGGCGTCGCGCCGCGCCGGTGCAGGCGCCGCCTCGCGGCCGGCGTATCGGAACCCCGACAGGTCGAAGCTGCGAGTCATCACGTCGGGCCGCTCCACGTCGGGCGCCTTCGGCGGCGCCTCCACCCGGTCCGCCAAACCCAACGCCACAGCCTCCCGGGCGAACATCCACGTCTCGGCCCGCATCAGCGCCCGCCACTCCGCCTCTTCCCCACCGGCCCGCAGCCGGTACAGGTCGGCGACGTTGGCTGACTGCCGGTCCAGGAACGTCGACATCTTCGCCATGTCCTCGGCGTTGCCGTCCTGCACCGCCGACGCGTCGTGGATCATCATCTGCGACCCGGGCATCATGACGATCTCGTCGCCGCCCATCGCCACGATCGACGCCGCCGACGCCGCCAACGCATCCACGAACACCTGGATCCGGGCCGGGTGGTGGTTCAGCGCGTTGTAGATCGCCAACGCGTCGAACACCGACCCGCCCGGCGAGTTGATCCGCACCCGGATCAGCGGCGCGTCGATCTGCTCCAGGTCCCGGGCGAAGTCCTCCGCGTTGACCCCGAACGACCCGCCGATCTCGTCGAAGATCAGCACCGTGGCCGGCTCGGCGGACCCGTCGGACTGGTTGCGTACCGCATACCACGGCAGTTTCAGGCGCGGCATGTCGGCCGCCGCCGTCCCGGTCTGCTCCGCCCGCTGCACGAACCGGGCCGTGGTGCGGGCCACCCGGCTCTGTAGCCGGCGCAGGTGAACGCTCTCGGTCATCAATGATCCTCTCCGGCCAATGGGCACTTGTCTCGATCGGCCGGGACAATTGCAGCGCCCGCCGTAAGCCTCGATTACTTGAGTCCGCTGCTGCTGCTCGCGTTTGGCGTTCGCCTTGTCGCGGAGGATCGATCCATTAAGGGCCTGGTAACGGGCAGCGGTGAGTTTCTTCTGCGCCCGAACAAGCTCCGGATTCGCGGCCTTGTAGGCAGCCTTCGTGGCGGCCTCCCGCTCCGGGAATGCCCGTCGCCAGGCAGCAGCCCTCTGCCGGTTCGCGGGAGCACACTTCCATCCGCCCCGGCCGCTACTCATCCTGATGACATCGACGCGCGTAGCGCAGGCGGCGCAATCAGCCGTACGTGCTTGTGCATCGATGTCACTGAGTCGGTGGGTGGACACGGTTGCCCCGAAAGTCGGTGTCTGCCTCTTCGGCCGTCCCCAGTTCGAAGATTATGTATGGATCGGCTCCGGGTTGATGATGTGGCGCGTACGGCTTGTCCCCGGCGATGGTGAAGAACTCGCACGCCTCGTGCCGCTCCACCAGCAGACACTGGTCGAGCAGCCACCGCCGCCATGACCGCAGGTCGAACGCGGCCGGGGGCACCAGCATGTAGTGGTTGACGCGGATCGGCTCGTGCGGCGGGTAGCTGTTCGTCGTGGCGACATTGATCACCAACGTCAGGCCTTTGCTGCCCTGACCGCGGTCGAGGTCTGAGAGCCAGAAACGCCAGCCGGACCGGTATTCCAGGGCGTCGACCAGGTCGGCGAGGATGGTCGGGAATGGCGCCTCCTGGCGCATGACGTCGGCCATCACATGCTCCTCGGGTTCATCGCGGCGGCCTTCCGATCGGCACCGGGGAACGCGGCGCGGCGTCGTCGAGCACCCACGCATCCACCCAGTCGCGTAGCTCCGCCGGCACAGGCCCGGCCAGCTTCTCCGGCGGCGACACCGCCATCTTCGGCGGGAACAGCGTGTTGAACTCCTTGATCTGCTCCGCGGTCAGCGGCGGCCGGTTACGCAACGCCCGCGCCTCCGTCACCGTCAACGTCCGCGAGTCGATCTCCAGCTTCATGACCTCTGCCTGCGTCTGCGGATCCATCCGCAGCAACGCGTCAGTGTTCAGCTTCACGTACCGGGGCCGGGGCAGCATCGCCGAGAGAGTGGACTCCCGCCGGATCACCGCCGGCCCCAAATGCATGATCAGGAACTCAAGGTTGCGTTGGGAGATATTGGCGTACGTGATCGACTGGCCGCTGATCGCTGCCTCGATCAAGTCCGCCGGGCAGCCGAAGAACCGGCAGATCTCCGACACGCTGTGCTTACGGCCCTCCAACCACGCAATGCCGGCCTCCGACGCCTGGATGAAGTCGTACTCCCAGTCCGCGCCGTACACCATCAGGTCCCCGTTGCTGATCACGTCCCGGTACCACTGCTTCGCGGTCGTGATCTCCTTGTCTTTCAGCACCTTCGCCTTGTTGCGCATCCGGGCCTTCGGGACCGCGCCGCCACCGAACCAGTCCAGCGCGAACTGCTGCATCGACGAGGACTCCCCGATCGACCATGCCGCGTAGGCGATCGGCGACAGGCCCACCGGCAGCCCGGCGATCGGGAACTGCCGCTCATGCCACACCTTCGACGCCGGGTACTCCTTGCCGTCGACCTTGTAGATCGGGTCGATCTGGTTACGGCGCTGAATCACCGTGCACACCCGGATCGGGAACAGGTCGATACGCGCCGGCAACCCTGCCCCATTCGTCTCGGTGATCAGCCCGATGGCGTTGCCGGAGCCGTCCAGGTCGTGCTGGGTGGCCCACATCCAGTGGTGGTACGGCCAACGCTTCCCGCCCGAATCCACCAGGATCGGCGGCCTGGGCAGCTCGTAGGCGATGCCGTCGATGTCGCGGAACACATCCACCGGGAACGTGCTGATCAGGTCGGCGCGTAGCCGCATACACGCCCACACCGCCGAATTACGCAGCGCGGTGTCCTCGTTGACCAGCACCGACCCGGTGCGGGCGGTGCCACGCGGCGGGATCTGCCCCTCCGGCGTCACACCCTGGAATTCACGCTTCCAGGGTGGCCACCACTTCACTGCCACGGTCGCCTCCCTAGCCGAGTGACCTGCCGATATCGTACGAGCCCCCCGCCCAATCGACGTCCTGCCCGGCCGCCAACGCGCAGGTAACCGCCTCCAACGGCGACCCGTCGATCGCCCCCGCCGCCGGCTGCCAACACCACTGGGCACCCGTGAACTTCTGCGTCGTGCCGGCCACCGCCGTCGTCAACTCCGTCTGCCCCAGATGATGCACCCGGGCCGGATCCGGCAACTGTGGCCCGAACTCCCGCTCCGACACGTCCGCCATACCGGTCGCGTCGTACAGCCGCCCACACGCCGCCGCGTACTGAGGCATGTTCAACGGCACCAACTTCACGTCATGCCCCGCCATCGTCAGGGCGTTACGCAGCGGCACGATCAGCGACGACGCCTCACCGTTGGCCCGGATCCCGATCGCACACGCCCCCCACGACTCGACCAGCGCCACCACCCGGGCCACCGCCCAGTCCACCCCGGCACGCCGGTCGATCAGCTCCAGGTGGTAATCGTCATCGACCCGCTTGGAGGTCATCGCGATGGAGCACACCTCCCGGGACTGGTTGCACGCAACCCCGAGCGCGACCGGATCCAGCGGCTCCGAATGCGGGTCGTAACGCTCCGACCACACCGCCTCGGTCACCACCTGCCACCGCGGCGTCGACTCCCGAGGTATCCAACCCAGGATCTCCGCCTCAAAGTCAGCCAACCCGCCCCGAGCCACCGCCGCGTTGTAGTCCGCCCGCACCTTGCGCTCGGACACCGTCTGATTCAAACCCGGCATCGCCAGGCGCCACGTGGCCGGATCCCCCGGATCCATCCCCGGCGGCGCCGCGAACTCGCAGTAGAACACGTCGGAGGTCAGCCCGGCCTCTACCCGGGCCCGACCATCCATCATCTTCGAATGCAGATACGGCCACTCGTGCGGCAACACCCGCGACGGGCCCGGCACCATCGACGTCAGCAGCAGCTGCGCCCAATCCCGCGTCATCATCGTGGGACGCATCGCCGTCTCGATCCGGTTGTCCCGGTGCGCCCACGCCTCGTCGATCACACCCAGATCGAGGCTGTCACCGGTTCCCCCGGTCCGTCCTGTGGTCGAGCCGGGATACCACTCCGCCCCGTTGTTCCACAGCAGCGCCTCCTTGTTCTGCGTCAGCACCGCGTTGAACAACCCGGCGAACCCGGCTGCCTTCAGTCGCGCCAGATGCACCCGGCGCCACTTCTTGCGGGCCTCATCCGCGGTCTGTGCCGTGTACAGCACCCGCTGCGGATCCGGCCGGCGCAGCCTGATCCCATACTCGGCGAGCACCCAATCCACCAACGCCTGGCCGAACCCCAGACACCGATGCGTCATCACCGGCAGCAGCCATTCCGTCTTCCCGGTCACCTGCCGGGGCCCGATGATCCGCACCTCCCCATAGGCCAGCAGCCCCGTCTCCGGATCAATCTCCAGGGCGCCGTCGGCCATGTACTGCTGATGCGGCATCAGGGGCTTGCCCATCGCCCGCGCTATCTCCGCCACCTTCGGGCCCAGCGTTGGGCGCCCCGGGGTCCGCGGCGTCCCGTACAGGGGTCGACACCATGTCGAGGAACCGCTGGACAGCGTTGACGTCATCACTCTTCTCCGTGGTCAGTGCGACGAGGGTAGCCCGCAGCTCCTGCGCAAGACGCGCACTCGTCGTCGGCCCCGCCTCACCACCCCGCTTATCGATGACCTCCGCCAACCACAACGCCATCGCCGCCAACGACGCCCGGGCGCCACCCTTCAACGTGTCCGCCAACCCCGCCAGATCCCCACTGACCGCCGCCAACATCGACGTCTCAATCCGGGCCGGCTTCGCCGCCGCCTCCCGCAGCAAACGCAGCGCGATATCCACCGACCCGCGCTGTTCGCTGATCTCACCCAGCTCGTCGAGCAGGTACATGCCCAGCCGGTCGATATCGGCCAGTGCCTGCGTCAACACGTCGGTGTGCCACTGCGCGCCGTCGAGCAGGCTCAGCATGGCCCGGCACTGGTCAATGTCGGTGTTGCCCTCACAGTAGGCGCGCACACCGATCACAGCACCATCCCGCTGCGCCACCTCCCACGCCCGGCGGAACGTCTCCGACCCCGCCCATTCCCGATCCTCCGAGGCTCGAACTTCAGACCCCCCCGGGGGGGTATCCACAAAACCACCCGTGGGGGGTGGTGGCGTTTGTTCAACCACCACCCCTGCCGTCAAATCCACCCCTGCCATATCCGGCCCCATGTCCGGCAGCGGCACCCGGCCGGCATTATTCAGCTGTGCATTCGCCCACGCCAAATACGCCCCCCACATGCCACCCACCGGCGGACGCTCCACACCATCATCACCCAAACCCTGACCATCACTCACAGTCACGGCAACCCCCTCACACGCAGTGAAACCTATGCACCCACACCACACCACTGCATACCCATACAGGGGGCAGAGGCAGGGGCTACGTCACGCATAAGACAACGAACACACAACACATGGACTTAGCTTGATGTCATACCAAAAAATCATGGCTTGACCAGCACAAACGTCAGATATTCGGTCGAATTTTAGGAAAATCTTGAACGATGCGCTTCGCGCTTGGCCGAATTATATCTCTCCCCGTCTATATGTTGTGGATCTATGCGGCACGGCCCCATGCATATATGCATGGCCTCGGACCTGCGGTTATCACGGTGGGTTAACCGGCCTCTGACCTGGGCAAATGGAGATCAATACGGGATCCTCGTAGGTCGTCGGGGAGCAGGATCTCGCCGGTGTAGTTGACCAGCGCCCAGCGCGTCCCGTCGGGCAGATGGTCGTCGTCGACGATGACCGGGATCGCCAGCAGGCCGCCGAGTTGGGCGGGCCACCATGCCGGACGTGGCGTGGCGGACGGGACCTGCTCGCGCATCTCGGCGGCCAGGGTGCTGGTGACCCGCAGGTGCGCGCTGCCGTAGTCGCCGGTCTCGTGCCTCCGCCGGACGATCGCGGTGATCTCGGCGAGGTCATCCATCGGCCGGCTGCGCCTTGATCTTCAGGCGGAGCATCCGTGCCCGGGACCACGCGTCGAGCGGGTCCAGCATGGCGTCGGGGCGTAGCCACTCGGCCAGCTGCTCGCGGCCGTACACGCCTTGCGCTAGGTAGATGTCGTGGGCGTGCTGCGGGCAGACCCGGATCCGGTCGCCGGGCTGCCGGTCGCGGCCGCCGAGCCGGCCGTATTCGTCGGCGATGAACAGCGTGGGCGCGAGGTTGTCGCAGTTGGGTGCGATGCAGAACGGCAGCGATGCGCGGTCCAGCTCGCGCAGCAGGTGGTCGGCCAGGCGGATGTCGGTGACGGCGGCACCGGGGCAGCCCTGGCCGTACAGGTCGCCGTCGCGGCTGATGTAGGCGTTGAGGTGGCTGCCGCCGTGGTCGTTGACGAGGTTGTAGTGGCGCAGCTGGTAGGTGACCGGGTCTGGGGGCGACGAGACCGGGCTGGTGATGTCGTCGAGGGTCCACGGGATCGGGATCGGCGGCATCACGTTGTATGCGTAGGGCAGGTGGCCGGCCCGGTGGGGGACGGGGTGGCGCCGGCCGTGCCAGGGGCCGCCGACGAACAGCGGCTGGTCGCTGCTCACGTCAGCCATCGATGACGCCTCCCAGCGCGGGCCGCCCGTCGACGGGCTTCGTGGTCTTGTAGATCCGCGCCTTGCCGGAGATCACGATGTACTGATCCGGGCGCAGCGCGGTCGGCGAACCGGTCGACGACCCGAGCGTCGCTAGCCACTGCTGGGCTCGGTCACGGTCACTCACCGGACCTCCCGGACTGCTCGTGGACCATGCACACGTCCCACGGGTGGTCGTACCCGCAAGCGCACTGCTGTGAGTAGGTGCGGCTACCGCTCGGCAGCTCGTCGGGATGCGGCAGCCGGTCGATGCGCTCTTGGAGCGCCTCCACGTGCGCGATCAGCGTCTGCGTGAGCTGGTCAAGGTGCGACCGGTCCTCCGGTAGCTCGATCCAGAAGTCCATGTATTCCTGCTGGCTCAGCAGCTGCTCGCCGTCAGCCATTGGTCTTCTCCTCCTCGCCGCTTCGCGTCGGCGCCGACAGGTGGCCGCGAGTCGGCTTGCGCTCGGCGCGGCGGAGCTGGCCGGAGCCGAAGTCAGTCGGGAACGGCGGACCGTCCGCGGACTCCTCACCGATCACTAGGCCGGTGGCGTCGCGGTTGATCACGGCTCGCGTCGGCGCTGGCGCGTCCAACAGCCCGGCGGCTGCCCGACGAGCGTCACGTTCAGCCTTCGTCTCCCAGTGCCAGTCCGGCAGTAACTGCCAGCCGGTTGGGAAGTACCCGACAGCATCGGTACACAGCACGAAGCACGGGATGCACAGGATCTTGTCCGGGCCATGCGCGCGGACCACGTCATTCCAGAACACCGACTCCGTAAACCAGACGATGTTGTCGAGCGTGCCGCAGTCGGCGCACGGGCCATCGCCGCGCAGGTGCTCCGGCACCGCCACGCTCTCCGGAAGATCAGCCATCGGCGTACTCCTCATCGGTCTCGCCCAGCTCGGCGGCGTGCTGCCGGCTCTCGGCTTCGAGCCGGTCGAGCCAGGCCGGACGTTGAGCTTGATCGGGTTCTGTTCCGCCTTCGGCGGGGCGCTGCGCGTCCCCGGTACCGTCCAGGGCGGCGAGAAGCTCGTTCCGCGACAGCGCGAAGGCGTCGGCCGGGTCGAGGCATTTGCGGCTCCACTCAGCCACCAGCGCCCGTACCCGCTGGACGGTGGCCCGGAGCCGCTCGACCTCGGCGAGAGTTGCCTCCGTCGCCTTGCCCCACGATGCGCGGTACTCCTCGAACGCCTGCTGCGTCAACCGGAGGTCTTCCTCGGCCTGGCACTTCGGCGCCGAGTGCCCGATCTTCCCCAGCGCCCGGTGCAGCGCGCCAGCCATCAACAGGTACGTGCCGACCCAGCCGGGCTCGCCGGGGATATCGCCGTACGGTGTGGCGTGCGCGTCGATGTCGAGAATGTGCTGCCGGAGGTCAGCTTCGGCGGCTTCGGCCCGCTCAGCGCGGGCGGTAGCGGCGTCCAACTCCAACAACAAGATCCGTTCCGCCTTATCAGCCATCGGTGCTCTCCCGGGACTCGTAGGTGTCCACAGCGAAGAACTCGGAGCCGATCGACAGGTGCGCTGCAGGTTACGCACGGCGGTGTCGCGGGAGGCTGGGTTCTCCATTCCGGCGACGGTACGCGCGGGTCGCGACGCTACGTCAGATCTCCTGCAGCGTCAGGCCGATCGCGGCCATGGCGGCTTGTGCCCGCACCGCTGCAGTGCCGACACCGCCACAGTTGATCCATTCGTTGGTGGCGCGTAGCGCGTTGGTGACGTGCGGAACCGGCAGGGTGATGCCCCAGTTGGTGGTCTTCGACGTGGTCTTCGACGTGGTCTGGGTGACGGTGGTGAACGCGCCACCCACGAGCGGCTTGACTTGCGTGGTCATGGCGTGGCTCCCGGTCGGGGCCATGGCGGTACCGGCTTGGCGCCCTTGCCGTCCCACGCGGCGGCCCACCCGTCGGTGATGAGTTGGGTGACCAGGTCGGTGCCGTCGGGCAGGGTGACGGCGGCGTCGTAGCGGCCGCCGTACTTGTCGGGTTTGAAGGTGTGGATGGTGACCCTGGTCGGTGCGGGCGCGACCTGCGCGAGCAGCGCGGCGAGGTGCGCGCCGGCTTCGGGTCCGCCGGGCTGGGCGAGTTCGCGGGCGTTGCAACCCAGCAGCCGGATTTCCTCGCCGAACAGCATGACGTGCCAGCCGAGGTCGACGGACACGGTGATGGTGTCGCCGTCGTGTACGGCGGTGACCATCGCGGCGTAGGTGTATGCGGGCTGGGCGGTCATGCGTTGGACGCTACGCCGGGGTCGCGACCCTACCCCCCAGGTCGCTTGCCGCGGACCGATCCCACCGAAGCCGGGCCGCGAGTCCCGTTGCGCAGGCCTCACCGGCCTGCCGGCGGCTGGTGAGGTTTGGTGCTGTGGCGAGGCGGGTCACGATTACCCGCGTTCGCGACCCCCGCGAGGGGGCCGGCCGGCAACGCATCCCGGAACCTGCGGTGGTGCTGCAGGGTGTGACCCTGTGGGAGGTGGCGGAGGCGGGACTTGAACCCGCGGCCTCGGGCTTATGAAGCCCGCGCGCTGCCGACTGCGCTACTCCGCTACGCGAACCCCAGCGCGCCCGGCCGGGGTCCGCCCTCATTGGCGTGAGGCATTCAGGCTAACAGCGGCCTGCGACAATCGGCGGTGCGGCACCGTCGGCCTCGATCAGTCGGCGGTACGGCCTGGGCAGCGCGATCCCGTGCCGCCGGATGAGGGTGAGTGTGAAACTCTCGCTCGGCCTGGGCCCCACGATTAGTGAATCGCGATTCACCAGTTGCGGCTCTGCGGGCGGGGCGGCAACGCACGCCGTGCGCCGCGGCTCTGGTTGCAGAGGCGCCCGCACACCGGGCAGGGGTTGTGGAGGCGGTTCACGCCGGCGCCCATGGTGCCGTGCGCGGGCTGCAGGTTGCTCAGGTCGTCGAAGCCGGGTTTCCCGCGGGGCCAGTCCCGGGCGGTGATGATGTGGTCGGCGGTCGCGGCGCCCCGGTGTCCGCAGATGCGGCACAGGTCGTCGACGGCCAGCAGGATGGCCCGGTTGTGGCGGTACCGCCAGCTGCCGGTGCCGGAGCGGCCGGATCTCATCCGGGCTGTCCGGTGATGCCGGCGGCGCCGCCCTCTGTGATGCCTCTGGCGGCCGTGCCGGGCTGGTCGGTGCCGTGGGACCCGGAGGTGGCGTCTACCTCCACGGTGGCCCGCATGCCGGGCGCGTCGGGCCCTTTCACGGCGGTGGTGGAGTCCAGCACGGCCCAGGGGGTGGGTGGTGCTCCGCCGAGGGTGATGGTGTTGGCGGCGGTGCCCGCGTCGACCAGGTTGAGCGCGACGAGGACACCCAGGGTGTCGGCGGTGGTGGCAGTGTCGGGTAGGGCCGGGGTTCCGCCGGCCAGCACGCTGATGGTGTCGGCGAGGGGGGTGGTGGCGGCGGCTGCGAGGGTGTTGGCGGCGGTGGCCGCGTCGGACAGGGGGACCGCGGCGGTGACCACCAGTGTGTTGCCGGCAGTGCCCGCGTCGGGCAGCGGTGCGGCGGCGGTCACCGTCAGCGTGTCGGTGCCGGCGCCGGGGTCGGCGACCGCGATGGGTTGGGCAACCGCCAGGGTGTCCGCGCCGGTACCGGAGTCGCCCAGCGCGGCGGTGACCGCGACGGTGAGTGTGTCGGCCGCGGCGCCGCTGTCGGCCAGGGCCGCGGCTGCGACAACGCCCAGCACGTCGCTGCTTGCCCCGGTGTCGGCCAGGGCCACCGCCGCGGTCGTGGTGAGGGTATCCGCACCGGCCCCGGTGTCGGTGAGGGTGACCGGCATCACGGTGGTGAGGGTGTCGGCGCCGGCCCCCGAATCGGACAGCGCGAGGGTGACTGTCACGGTGAACGTGGAGTCGTCGCCGATCCCCGTGTCGAACAGCCCCGACGCGTGGGGTTGCAGTTGCCAGGCGGGTTTAGGGAACAGGTGCCGGCCGACCGACGTGGGGCTGGCGTACGGGCGTGGGGTCGGTCCAGGCATGGCCTACTCCCCTCGCCTTACCGGTCACTCATTCCAGGTGATGTGTCCCGCGCAGTTCACCGCGACGGCGAGGGTGACGACGATGCCGATCCGGGCGGAGATCGGCAGCACAATGCCGCGACCCAGCGGGTATTGCAGGAACGGGCCCAGGCCGACGGGTGTGTAGTAGTCCTGGTAGATGAGGTTGCCGGCGGTCGGCTCGGCGGTCCAGACCGCCGCGAGCGGACCGGTCAGGCAGGTCACACCGGCAGTCGGGTCGGCCAGGTCCTGCGGCATTGCCGTGCCCGCCACCCCACCGGTGCCGGCGGATGTTTGCCGGTTCAGCTGCACCAGCCCCGGCACCGCGGCCGCGTTGGTGCCGTTGAAGCTCACCGACCATTCGATGACCTCGGCCCGGGTGGTAGCCGGTGCGGTGATCTGAGCCAGAGTCTTGAGTACACGGTGCCGCTGGTGACCCCGGAGAACGTCAGCGTGTGGATGGACATGGGTAATACGTCCCTACGTCATCGAGGTGGTGGCCGCGCGGCCCTGGGTCTGCTGGCTCGGGTGTGCGGTGGACAGCCACCCATTGACGAAACAGTCGATTCCGCCCGCCGTGGCGGAGAAGAACGCCGTGGCGCCGTACACCGCCGACTGGTGTACCACCTTGTAGGCGACGTCCAGCCCCAGGTTGACGCCGGCCACATTGCTGGAGGCGACGTGCGTGCCCATCTGCACCCAGCCACCCGGCTGGTCCACATTGTTCGCCCAGCCCGTCACGGTCGGCGGTGTCGCCCCGCCGGTCATCCGGGTGCCGAAACAGGCAACCAGCAGCAGTGACCCCTCACGGGACAGCGTCGTGCTGCCCGTGCTCAGCGACGTCACCGCACCCGATGTGTCGAAGTTGGTTGACCCGCCGGGGTACAGCTGCTGAATGTTCTGCGGGTCGGGTGGCACGCTGCTGAAAACCGGTTGGGTGTCGGCGATCTCGGCCATCAGCCACGCGTGTGGTCCGTCGATGCCGGAGGCGTCCTGGTAGGTGGCGGCGGGCCAGCCGTCGACGGTCAGGTATTTGAACTGGCACAGGGTGCCGGGGTTGCCGACCTGCGGCGCCCCCGTGCCCTGGAAGTTGCCCAGGTAGTCGCTGGGCGTGACGAAGTTGCACCACAGCGACAGGCCGTTGCCGTTACCCCCGCCAACCTCGAACAGCACCAGCGCGTTGTTCGCTGACGGAGCGTTCGGCAGCGACGGGAAGATGCTCTGACCGTTCGTGGCGCCAGTTCCGCCGGTGTTGACCTGGACGATGGAGGCGTCGGAGAACGGCATCGGCGACCCCGCTCAGTCCAGGATGGTGACGCCGGCTACGTCGTCCCACAGCGTGGTGAGCGTGAACGCGATGTCCGTATCCGGCGGCATCTTGCGGACCGTGCCGGTGGCGCCGCCGACACCGTTACCGGCCTGGGTGATCGTCAGCGTGGTGGTGGTCGGCACCGTGACCGCCACCCATCCGCCGTTGGCGTTGGTGTTGACCGCGTGCCCGGCCACCTCGATGCAGTCCGCCGCGGTCAATCCGTGGACCGCGGTGGTGGTGATCACGATCGGGTTAGCATTCGTGGACGACGTGATCAACACCGGCGGGCCGTAGCCGCCGGCCACCGTCGCGTTCGTGGCGCACCCGTAGGCGAACCGCGGCACATACGACTCCACGTTCGTCAACACCGACAGGGCCAGCCGCTGCCGCTTATTGAACTTCTCCGGACCCATCCCGCCGACAGCCTCACCGGCAACAGCCGTAGCCGCAGCGATCAACGCGAGGCGAACCCGCGCCCGGAACACCAGATTTTCAGCCAGCGCGCTCTGGTCAGACAGTGAGGCCATGGCTACCTACGGGGTTGCCTGCGCCGGCCAGTGCCCCAGGGTGTCCCACGGGTTCGGCACGTCGTCATCGGTGATGTAGCGGTAACCCGCCCGGGTGGCCTGCGAATGCGCCACGACGGTCGGCAGGTCCACCGCCGCGGTGGCGTACACCAGGTGCCCGAACGCGTCGACCGGGTAGCTACCCGTCCACGCTGGGGGCGTCCACGCGAGGTAGGTGGCGGCGGTGCCCTCGAACACGACCAGGATGTCGGCGCTCTTGGTGGCGCCGTTGAGTTGCCAATCGGTGGCGGCCGCCGACCCCGGGTTACCCACCACCAGGCGGGAGCCGACCGGCTTACCCAGCACGTAGGTGTAGATCGACCGGTAGTAGGCCGAGTCGGTCGAAAGGTTGCTCATCTCGTCGACGAACACGCCGTCCACGTCGTACCAGGCGTAATACTGATCGATCTCCGCCTTGACGGTGGCGATGGCCCGCGCCGCGTAGCTGGTGTGCACGTACCCGACGACCCGGTGCTTGAGGTTACGGGCGTGGTTCACGGCGCCGGTGTAGTCCGACACCACCGCCGTACCCGGGCCGGACGCCGGGTTCATCACCGCAACCGAGCCGACACGGGTCTGCCCCGGCTGGGCCTGCCGCGCCCACGCCAGCCACGGTGTCGCCGGGTCCCAAATGCTCGGATAGACGTAGCCGGGCCACAAACACTTCTGGTCGGTCGCCATGACGTCCCTCCTACGTGAACGACAGCGTCGCGGTAGCGGTCCAGGTCTGCCCGGATGCCTTCGTGCCCTGCGCCGAAAGCGCCCGGTTCAGCAACGGCGCGGTGACCGTGTTGCCGCTGGCGGTGCCGTTGTCGATGCCGAACTCGGCCCAGGTGAAGTTGCCGTCGGCGGTGCCGAACGTGGCCGCCCACGCGCAGGTCTTCGGGATGGTGCCGCCGACCGTCGGGGCGCCCGACACGAGTTGGAACCACCGGTGCGTTGAGCCGGCGGCGGCGGACAGGTCCGTGTCGGTCACCGCGTTGACCGCGGTGACGCCGTCACCGACGCCGATGCGGGTGTGGGTGGCGTCGTAGACGGCGGTCGCCGCCGGGACCGCGGTGAGGTTGGCCAGCACCCGCGCCCACCCGGCCTGCAGCACCGCGTTGCCGACCGTCTCCGTCGTCAGGTACGGCCGCACGCCCAGCCGGCGGAAGTCCGCGCCGGTCGGCTGCAGCGTCTTCCACGGGACGCCACTGGACACCGGCAGCTCGTGCAGCAACTTGCGCTGCGCCCACGCGGTCTGTTCGGCGTCCCACCGGTCGACCCGCCACGTGGTGGTGCCGAACCCGCCCTCACGCAGCGGCGCTCCCGCGCTGATGCCCATCGCGGCGACACCGCTTCCCCGGTCGCCGCTCATCCGACTCACCCGACCGTCTTCGCAGCGATCTGCAGGGTGGTCGGCGGGTTCGTCAGGTACGTCACCGTCAGCAGCCCGGCGTTGACCTGACCGGGCCCCGGATCGAACCGGTTGGTGCCGTCGTTGGGGATGAAGATCTCCTGTTCGTCGGTGGCCGCAAGCGTCATCGTGATGTCCTGGTCATTGCCGTACTGGCTGAGGACCACGTTGTTGAGGACGACGTTATTCGCGCCGGCCGTCGTCTTCGCCCGCAGGATGGTGCCGCGGCCGCTGCTGATCGGGATCAGGTCGCCACCGTTGGTCGCGGCGGCCCAGCCGGCCGACTGGCCACCAGCCGCCCCGGCATACGACGAGCCAATCGGTACGTACGTCACACGTGCGAGCGTCGCCATGGTCGATCCCTCCGCGACTTACGATGCGCAGACGGCGTAAGCGTAGAGCCATAGCTCCTGGTTGCCAGACAGGCAGGCGAATACAAGATGCCACGCGTCGCCAGTATCGCTTGGATAGCTCGCGACGAGCGGGAACAACGGCTGGTAGCCCCCATAACCCCCATCGCCCGACGGGTTCTTGAGCTTGAGATACCCGCCGCCGCCGAGCACGACTTTGCCTTCCGGCGCAGGCACTGCGAACACCGGATCGAGTCCTGCATGCCGCGAGCGTAGACCCCGGCCGTTCCCACGCCAGGTCGCCTCGCGGTTCGGCTAGCGCGGAGCGCTCACCCGGCCCTGGGAAATTCAGCCCGCGTCAGCGGAATCTCGACGGTCATGTCCCTGCCCGCCCGTGTCGGCGGACGTAGTTCTCCAGCGCCCGTGTGATGACCTGGTTCAGCGGTTCGCGGCGCTGCCGCGCGACCTCCATGGCCTCCTCCCATACGGGGCCGATGCGGACGCTGCGGGTCGGGTGGTGGCCCGTGGCCGGCCGACCTGGCCGCCGCTTCTCGTTCTCCTCGGTCATAGCGGAAATGTAGCACACAATCTGACCGAAAGGACTAGCCGTGTAGCACACAATCCCTAGATTGTGTGCTACACTTACGTTAGAACAGAGAAAGACAACTCCACAGAGAATGAGCCACCAGAGGAGAAACCACAGGGGCCGGAGAGAGAGACCTCCGGCAAGCCGGAACCGGATGAAGGAGCAAGACCGATGCCTGAAGGCGTCGAGGGAAGCGGAACCTGAGGAACGGCGACGGTGAGAGTCCGCGCCAAGCTTGAACCACAGCTTGAGAAACGGCGACGGTGAGAGTCCGCGCCAGGATCCGCTTCCCCCGAGGCCTTCAGCAACATCGAAGGAAAGAACGCTCCAACCCACCAATGAAGGAGATCGAGGTCACGATTCCGGCCGAGAGGGCAGCAGGAGCCGAAGCCAAGTGAAGAAACGTGAGTCCAGGTGAGCGCCGAGCAGGCGCAAACCACCTAGGCCGGTGACGAGTCCGGCGCCCCTCAGAGCTAGCTCGACGAGATCCGGTGAGAGTCCGGGTGGCAACAGACGAGTAGTGCCACGCACCGCGGTCAGAGTCCGTAGTGGGGTGAAAGACGGAAAGCAGCCGCTCGGCGCTCTCCTGGACTCACGTCAGCAACATCGAAGGAAAGAACGCTCCAACCCACCAATGAAGGAGATCGACATGGAACGAATCATGAACCTCACGATCGAGGTCACGATTCCGGCCGAGTACGCGGACAAGACCACCGACGAGATCGCGCTGGGGATCGAGCAGGCGATCGAGGAACACACCAGGCTCCTGGTCTGGATCACCGAAACCACCAAGCCCGCCAAGGTCTGAGCCCGCACGGTGACGCCCCGGAGACGGGGCGTACGCCGCGGGCGCTCAGCCCCGACCAACCCCACGCGTAGAGCGCGACAGCCGCGCTCCGCGACCCCGACTTCCCTTTGGAGGGAAACCGTGAACGCTCGCACCATCAAGACCATCCGGCTGCTGTCCGCCGGCATCGCCGCCGTCGGCGCGATCGCCAGCTACGGCACCCAACACAGCCTGCTCATCGGCTGGGGCGCCGGCCGCTACTCGGCCGCGATGATCCCGGCCACCGTCGACCTGCTCGCGATCATCTGCGCGCTGGTCATCCACACCCCCGGCGTCGACCCGGCCGGCCGCAAGGTCGCCTACCGGGTGCTCGGCCTGGCCGGCGCGGTGTCCATCACCGCAAACGCCATGTCCGGCCACACCATCGGGCTGCGCGTGGCGCACGTCTGGTGCGTCATCGCCTACCTGGCCGCGGAAGCTGTGGCAGCCAAGGCGAAGGCCGCCAGCGGCACCCGCGAGATCGACGCGGTCCGCGAGGCGCTGGCCGCCGCGCAGCACGCCATCCGGGAGGCGGACGCCCGGGCGGTCGCCGCCGAGCAGGCCACCGCGGCGGCGCAGGCCGAGCACGCCAAGCAGCTGCGGGCGCACAAGCGCCGGCAGGCAACCGCGGACCGCAAGGCCAACGCGCAGCCCACCGCGGCACCAACCAACACCACCGCGCCGGCCGTCAGCCGGCTCTGGACGCCGGGTAGCCCCGGCGACCTGGAGGCCATCTACGCGATGCCCGCGGCGCCGGTCAGCCCGGCACCCATCAACACCCGCTAGTCCGGTCCTGGGGAGGCTCCGGACCCTGGGGCGCCGCCGGACAGGCAGCCGACCAGGCGGCGGCGATCGCGCTGACCGGGACCGCCGCCGACCACGGGACGATCGCGCTCAGCCCGCACCACTCGCAGCACACGAGCAGCCCACCGCCCGGCAGCACCGCGCCCACGAGGCTGTTCACCGGCCCTCCAGCTTGGTCATGCTGATCGTCATCCAGTGACTGCTCAGGCACCCCTCGCAGGTGTAGGCGATCTCCTGCGTCTGGACGATGGTGCCCACCAGCTCGACGTTGGTGACGGTGCCGCAGTCGCACAGGCACACCAGCACGGTGTTGCCGCCGACGCCGCGGACCTCGATCAACTCCAGCGACCTCACGCCGGCTTCCCGTAACGCCGGTACCTCAGCCGCTGCCAGAATCTCGCCGGCCGCCACACACACCCGACGGTGTGCATGCCGCCGTGCGGGCCCGGGCGGTAGTCGCACGCGTCACAGGCCCAGCCCACCCGCCAGAGCCGCCCGCAGTCGTGGCAACGCCACAAGTCGCCGTGGTCGCCGTCGACCTTGGTCTGGGTGAACGGTCGCGGGGCGGGGGCATTCGGAGTCGATGGGGCCGGGGGCCGGTAGGTCGCCTCGTACACCGGCGGCGCGCACTCGTGCACTGCCGGCAGGTTGCGTTGACGCAGCACGTCACCCATCACGGCCTCCAGCCCTTCATCCAGGGCAATACCCGCGTGTCCATGGTCAGGCCATCCTCGGACGCCACCACACCCGGGAACCTCTGCTCGTAACCCGCGTTCAGCGCGACGGCCTCACGCTCCAGGGCCGCATCCAACTCCTCGCTGGTGAAGACGCCCTTCTCCAGCAGCAGACCGGTCAGCGCCGTGACCTCCACCCGCAGCAGGATGCTCAACTCCCGGTGGTCGGACACCGCGTCGCACTCGGGGTCACCCTTGGCCCGGGTGCCCAGCTGCCAGCCGGTGAACAGGACCCGCCACTTGGTCAGGATGTTCAGCGCCCGCCAGGTGCGGTCCTGCTGGGTTGTCTCGTCAGTGTGCGACTGCTCAGCCGTCATGGTCTTCCCCTCTCACTTCTCGCGATACACATTCCGTGCCCGACGCTGCCGCTCAGCAGCCCGCTCTCGCACCTGCTTGGGCGTCGGCCTCTGAGTAGACACGGGCTGTTCTCGATCAGCCCCAGCCTCTCCATTGTGTTGGACGTTGTAACGCGGGTGCTCGGCCTTGATTGCCTCTTCTTCCGCTTGTAGAGCTTCCCGGCGACTGCCGAAATGCTGGACGTCAACGCGCGCGACGGCGGTCCACCAGGGCTTGTCTTCGCCATGGCGGCCCAGCCGTGTCAGCAGCATCGACGTGATACCGACATAGAGCAGGCTCCCGTCTATTCCGAAGAAACGGTAAAGAGCATGCGGTCTCACGTCTGACGGGGACGCAGGTCCCGGCGGGCTTCCTGTGGATCTCATGCTGCGCGCCCCTCGGGTGGGGTCGGTGCTCCGGGGTGGTTCACCGGAGCCCTACCCGAAGGGGGAGGCACTGGACCAGTGAACCACTGCAGGTCAGAGGCGGTGTCCAATGTGGATGGACCACTTGTCGGGTGGACCACCCCGTTTCCGCAGGTCAGAGGGTGGACCACTTTACTGGACCACCTGAACCACCCCGAGAATCGGGGATATATGTGTGGTCCACCCCTTGGACCGCAGGTCAGAGGCCGTGTCATGGATACCATTCCCGCTCCTCTTCCACATCTTGAGATGCCTCATCAGGGAATAATTTGCCCTGTGCTGCGGCTGTCGGGAGTAGCTCAAACGACTGCCGGTGCTCCTCGATCGCCCGGTGGATCCGGCTTTTCGACGTATGCAGCCGGGTGGCCAGATCCCGCTCGGACAGCTTCTTCCCGGCGTCATCGCACGCTGAGACAATCCGTAGCCACAGCGCCTCATAGGTGTCAGACATCATCGTGAATGGCCAATCCCCGCCGCGTTGAAGCGCATCCGGCCACTCGCGTTCGTCACGCTGCCCGCGCCAGTGATCCAGCTCGCCTTTCGCGCCCAGGAAGACTCCGAACTCGGGCCACCGTAGCCACAGTGACGCGCCGTACGGGCGTTTAGGCCGGCGGCCACCATTGGATGCATGAGGGGTGTGCGCTTCCAGCACAATCGCGCAGCCGTGATCGTGGCGGATCCGGTCGAGATACGCGGCGACGATCGCGGCCGGGCCTTCCTCGGTAGGCGGCCCAGCGACCATCTTGTAGCTGGGCCCGGTTACCAGGATGTCCGGATCGCGGTTCTTCACGATGTCCAGCAGCCGATCCCCGTCTTGCCGGTCTCCGAGGTTCAGCCCCGAGCAGATCTCGATGAACAGACCGCCTCCGTATCGACTGCCGGCCGCCAGACGAAGCCCTCGGAACTCGCGACGCAGCTGCCGATAGGTGTTCTCCATGTCCAACAGCAGCACTCGCAGTGGCGGGAACTCGGCACCACCGAAGGGGTGGATCCCAGATGCTGCCTGTACGGCGATCTGGCGCAGCAGAGTGGACTTTCCTTGCCCCTCGCCTCCCGTGAGGATTACGCGGTCGCCGCGTTCAAGCAGCCCGGGGATGACCCAGTCGTAAGCCGGATCATCCCCGGAGAGGAACGCGTCCAGCTCGACCGGGTGTGGGCTGACAGGCTCCGGATCGTGACTGGCCACGCTGAGCGTCGCCATGTCGCCTTGAACCTGGGTGACCAGGCGGTCCAGGGCGTGGTCGACGTCGGCGCCCATTTCAGCGACGGCCGCAGCCTGCTGGGTGATGCGGGTGCCCGCCTCCCAGATGCGTCGGATCCGGACCCAGTCAGCCACCTGCCGGGCATGCGCCGGATTGGCCACCAACGGGGCAGCCTCGTACAGGTCGTGGACGTAGAGGGTGTCCTGGGGCTCGGACCAGCGGTCCCCGGCCGCTTTGACTCGGGCCGGCACGGTGACCTGATCGGGTGCCACCCCGTCGTCGGCCAGGGCGCACACGGCCCGCCAGATCGCGCCATGGCTGGCGACGTAGAACGGGTCGGGGGGAAGGGCCGCGCGGACGGCGGCGACGATTTCCAGTTTGCCGAGCAGGCAGGACCCGAGCACGGCACGTTCCGCGGCCGCGTCGAACATCAGCGGTGCGCGTGTCTCGCCTGCCCCGGCCATGGCCGGGCTACTTCTGGGCGGTGGTCGGCTCGGTCTCCATCCGTCCGGTGCCCAGCACCAACTCGTCGGCCAACACCTCGGCGTTGCGGATCAGGTTCGCGTTACCCGCCCGCAGCGCGTCCATTTCGTTGAGCAGCAGCCGCACCGCCATCGCCGGGTCGCCGCCGCAGTCCGGGTACCCGGCGGCGTGCATCTCCTCCCGCCAGGCGGTCGAGGGTGGGCGGATCCAGCTCCCGCAGGCCGTCGAGTTCAACGGCGGCCGCGATCTCGTCCTCGTACTGCCCGGCCCACATCCGGCCGTAGCGGCGCGTCATTTCCGCCCGGGCTTCCGCGCGGGTGCCGCCGATCCGCACGTACCGGCCGGACACGTCCAGCCCGGCCGGCCCGCTGACGATGCCCGGGGTGATGGGTGACCGGGAACTCCCAGTAATTCGGCGGCGGCGCGAGGCGCTGACCGGCGCCGAACGTGAAGATCCATTCCCGGGGCTCGTGCGGGTTGGGCGTAAGGGCATTCGCCTCACGCCCGGCGTCAAGTGTGCTCACGGTTACGCTCCTTCTCCGGTTCCTGGCCGGTCCACGCCCGGCGGTGCAGCGACCGGGCCACGATGTGGCCGGAATCGAGCACCTTGCCGGCGGCGTCGAGTAGGCCCATGGCCCGGTCGACGAACAGCTCCAGCCGGTCTACCCGGGCCAGTAGATCCCGTTCCTGCTCCGGCGTCATCGCGTCGCCTCGCCCCGCAGGATGCTGGCCACCGCGCGGCACATCGCCCGCGCCACGAACGCTTGAAACCAGGTCCCGGTGCCGCGGCGGTGGCCCAGCTCGTCGAGCCAGTCGGCTACGGCGGTGATGGCGATCCGGCCGGCTTCCATGCGGCCCGCGCCGGTGGTGCCGTGGGGGCCCCGGTTGCGGCTGGCATGCTCGGCCAGCGCGGTGGACACCCGCGGCGCAAGTGGCGCCATGCGTTGTACCGTCATGCCGGCCTCCGGTGCCAGCGATTCCAGTGCGTCTCCGCGCGGGCCATCGTCTCGGCCCACGTCGGGTATGGGCCGTGGCGCAGCCCGTTTCCGCCCATGCACGTCCACGTCCAGCGCAGCGGACCAAGACGCCAGACCCGCATCCTCGGCTCAGCAACGAATGTCATGAGTCGCTGCCGATCTGCTCGGTCAGCCGGGCAATCTCCGCCTGCTGGTCCCGCAGCCGCCGCTCCATCTCAGGGCCCGTCAGCCGCGTCGTGCGCAGCACCGCTGACGTGACGCCCACGCCGACGATCCAGGCCAGGGCCGCCACGATACGGATTAGCAGCGTCAGCGGCCAGAACGCCGCGCCGGAGATGGCCACCCCGACGTCACCGCCGGTGCGTTGCCGGACCGCCCCGCGCGGGGCGCGGCCGTGGCGCGGCTCGAAGGGGTTGAACCTGTCGCACGAGCAAGGGCACCCGTCGCCGCAACTGTGATGGCCGCATCCGTCGCACGCATCGCGCAGCATGTACCAGCGCAGTGTCGGCGGGACGGCCACCAGCCAGCCCACGAGGTACGCGGCGGCGCCAAGCATCAACCACATCACCGCGCTTCCTCCTGCCGGTCATCGCGTGGTGCGCGGCGGCGCGGGTTGATCGCGAACCCCAACCCGTCATCGGGCAGGATCGTGCCGCGGCCGGCCGCCTTGTGCGGGTCGATGCGGGCCCCGTTGTCCCGCCTGGTGTCCGGCCCAGTCGTCGCCCCCCAGACCTTCGTCGCGATCACCAACTGCCACGTCTGCATCTGGTGATCGGTCTCGGGCATCGCCGCCAACACCCCACACAGCACATCGCGCACCAGCCAGTGGCAGATGCCGCGGGCCTGTTCGTCGTCGGCCACCGCGATCGGATGCTCGATCCACGTGTAACCCCCGATGTGGTTGGTCGCGACGTCCGCCGCGATCCACAACAGGGACCGGGCCATGTCGTGGCCCGGCGCCGCCCGCACGCCCAACTCGACCAGGCTGAACTGGTGGCTGTAGGCCCGTAGCGGCCCCGCCACCGGTGCCGCGCCGGGCACGTCCGCCGTCGTGGTGACGGTAGCCAGCATCTGATGCTGGTGCCCGTGTTCACACGACGTCTTCAGGTTGATCAGCCACTGGTCGACGACGGCCGGGTGTAGCTCGGTGACCGCGTCCAGGGCCAGCCGGGCAGCGAAGGCCCGGTCGGTGTCCATGGTCAGCACGATGGGGCCACTCATTGCCCGTCCGCCTCTGCCAACTCGGCGGCCCGCTTCAGGCACAGGATCGCGTCCTCGTCTTCGGCGTAGTCCGACCAGTGGACGATGCAGCAGCCGGGGTGGTGGTAGTCGGTCTCCAGCACCGCATCGACATAGGGTGTCCACCGGTACAGGCTCACGTGGCCGAGGCTGACGTCATGCACCGCCCGCACAATGCAGGTTCGGCCTCCATGGCCGTGTTGCCGGTCGAAGTCGACGCCGTCGCGGCGTCGCTGGAAATGACCAACCTCAGCCATGCGCTCATCTGCGGCCCGTAACGCCTCGCTCACCTTCATGCGTCCACCAACTCTCCGGCCGCCAACAGCGACCAATCCACGTCCGACTCGCCCACACCCAGGCTGGTGCAGGCGTCTTTCCACAGCGCGTCAAGCCCGCCGTGCAGTCCGCGCTCCGCACTGTCCAGCACCGCGATGTCATCACTGATCTGGCGGGCGACGATGAGTGAACGGCGATGCAGGGCGCGTGCCGCGACCCGTTCGCGGCGGGACAACTGGGGCTCCGGTGCCAGCTCGGCCCACAGCGCGGCCCGCTCCTCCTCCGTGTGCTTCACCGGCTCCGTGACCGGCCCGGTGTCCCGGGAGCTTTTACGCGTCCGGTTCGCCAGCGCCGTCAACCCGGCCACCAGCAGCCCCACGGCGGCCGCGCCCCCGCCCGCGATCGGTATCAGCCACAACAGGTTCATGAGCCCCTACTTCGTCTTGGAGACGACGGTGGGCGGACCATCGAGCACGATCATGGCCTGCGCGTTGTCCCAGTGCGCCGGGCCGCCCTCGGTCTGCACGTCGCCTTCCCAGTAGGTCACGTACCGGGTGCCGTTGAGGACGATGTTCAGCGCCTGTTTCATCGCCCACGCCGCCGCTTCGGCTGCGACCCGTCGGCCGGCTCGCCTTCGCCGACCGGCCCGTCTGTCTGCGGCTCTGGCTCCGGCTCTGTGTCGAACAGGGTGTCCGGCGGGTTGTCCCCGCCGGTGCGCTTGCCATAAGACGACGTCGATGATTCCGCGCACGATGGCCGCGTCTTCGCCGTCGGCGACTTCGATGATGTCGAACTTGACCTTCTCGGCCCGGTTGCCGCCGTCCTCGTAGTCGATGTTCGCCGTGGACGCGGACACCACACCCACGACGGTGAACCTGGCCATCGGCTCCTTGGCGAGCCGGTCGGCGATGACCTCCAGCCCGTTGTACTTGCGTTGATCCTTCTTGAACGTGCCCTTGATATTCACGGCCGTCATGGCTTCCTCTATTCGGACTCGATGTGAGGCGGGTCGTCGTCGACCGCCTCGGACTGCGGCGTCCACTCGGGCGCCAACAACATCACCTCGTTGACCGTCTCGACCGTGCCGTACTTGAGATGGCTCTGCCGGATCGGCTTGAGATGCCCGTCGACGGTGGCCTCCGCGACGATGCGGCGGGCGGCGGCCAGGTCGTACCGGCCGGCCTCCTCGAGGATCGGGGTGTAGCCGCGTTCGGCCGGCGCCCACCAGGCCTCGTGTTCGTTGGACCAGATGACGTAGCTCGCGCTCATGGCCGCGCCCCCGGCGGGCCCAGCGGGGGAAGAGGCGGCAGCGGCGGCATGGGTGGGCCGGCGCCGTTGCTGGGCAGGATCAGGCCCAGTTTCATCCGCCGGGCGTTCGCCGCGGCTTCCGCCAGTTGCTTGCCCAGGGGCTCGATCGCGTTCGTTACCAGCGGCTCCGGCAGCAACAGCTGAAACTGGGCCAGGCCAAGCGCGAACGTCACGAGGACCCACGGCTGCCCGTCGGGCCCGGGCGCCGGTTGCGCCCCGAAGTTCAGGCTCACCGCGTCGGCGATGCTCTGCGGTTCTGGTTGGGTCATCGTGTTCCTCTCGGGTCGATGCGGCGCGGTGCGCGTTGCCGTACGGGTGGGCCGGAGCCGCGTTGCGCGCGTATCTGCCGCACACGCTCCAACGGATGATCGGGCGGCGGCTCCGATCGGGGCATCACGACCGGCCCCAGCTCTCGGGCCACTTGGCCGATTACCTCGAACCGGTAGATGCCCGGTCTTTCCGGTAGCGGCCGCAGCAGCTCGGGTGGCACCTCGAACAGGTCCTCCGCGCCCTCTTCGGTGGCGCCGAGGCTGATCCACCCCGCTGGCCAGGCGCCGACCTGCGGCGGCGGCAGGACCGCCTCGTCGAGGTGCGCCGCGTAGGAGTCCATGAGCCGCGCCCAGACGGCGGCCTCAAGGGGCGAATGGCCGCCGCCGAACTCCTCTGCCTCCTGAGCGTCCGAGCTGGATCCGGGCACCCAGTGCATGGCGTCCGTAAACCAGCCCTCCTCGTCGACCTCACGCAGCGCCTGGTCAATCTGGTCAAGGATGTCCACGCCGCACCCACCTCCCGATCGGCATCTCGTCGCACCGCCACCGCACCATCGCGTCCTCCCACGCCTGCTGCACCGGCGGCAACCAATGCCGCCAGTCCTCACGGTCCCCGAAGCACCACAGGCAGAAGAACTCGCCGGAGAACCCGTGCAGGTGCCCGGTGCCGGCGTAGGCGCCGATCTCCGGCTCGGTGGGCGGACGGGACTGGCAGACCGTGACCGTGGGCTTGCGTTGGACCTCCGGACGTAGCGCAGTAACGGTCATGGCCCCTCCGGACTGTCCACATCGGTCTTTCCGGAGTGGTCACCGTCGATGTCCACAGTGGATGGCCGCCACTCATACTGGGCGCCGCGTATCACGTGCCTCATCGTCGCGATCTGCTCGTCCGTGACTGCCGACTCGCTCACCTTGACGTAGCGACCCTCCGCGCCCTCGAACAGGCCCGGCACGAGAAGAAACTCCGGCAGTGGCCACCGATGTTCGCGGCTATCGAGGATCCGGTCACCGGGCAGCGGGCCGCCCACCGTGCGTACCAGAAGCTGCTCGTACTCCGGCACCTCGCGCAGCAGCACGAACGTGACATCGCGGTCCGGGTTCACCACAGCGCATCACCCCTCGCGACCCTCGACGACACCGGCTCGACCGGCACCGTGGTGCGCCAGATGTAGATCACCGCCCCGGGTGTCGGCAGGGCCATCGGGTCCGTGTCCGGGTACACCTTCGCGAGCCGGCGGTACTGCCAGAACTGCGCGTCGTCGTTCATCACCCCGGCGTCCTTCAGCGCATCCTCCGTGCCACGCAATAGCTTCAGCACGTCCGGCGTCGTGATCATCCGGCCGCCGGCCTCACGCTTCAGGCTGCCCGGGCGCGGCCAGGTGAATACCACGGTCATCTCCAACGGTCCGGTCAACGGGTAGCCCTCCCGCATCGCGGTGCAGCCCGGCTCCGGGCACTGGCAACCCACCTGCTCCCGGGCCGCGTCGACAACCGCCTGCCGCCACGTCGCGCCCGGGCTGTCCTTGCGGCGCGCCGCGTCGTCAGTCATGTTGATCCGGCCAGTGAACTCCCGCTGCCCGTCCGCCCCCTTGCGGTAGACGGCGAACGGCTTCTTGCTGCCGGCGGTGCCCGGCTTACCCCACACCACCAGTGCCAGATCCGGACTCGGCTCTGCCTCGCGGTAGAACCGGTTGTCGGCCGCGTTCACTTCGACCCTCCGACGCAAATGTCGTGCACGGCGACCGCCGCGCCGGTGTGCCACCCGGCCCTGCGGTCCTCCGGCGCGGTGCCGACATACACCAGCGACACGCTGGTGCCGACCAGCGGTCCATCGCACACCGGACAGTCGTAGGCGTCCAACGGATGCCCGAGCGGGATCGTCTTACCCGTCGCCACGATGTGCACCCGGGCGTCACCCGGTACGCGGACGGGGATCACCGGGCCACCTCCGGCGCCACCACGAGCCGGTTACCGCGGCGCCGCACCCAACCACGCGCCGCCTCCAGCAGCCGCCGCCCGTGGCGGTCCTTGCAGTACACCCGGTGAATCCACACCCACACCAGCGGCCACAAGATCGCACCCATCCAATCCAGCCACATACGCGGCGGGGACAGCATCTCCGTCGTGACGAACCCGGCCATCGCGGTCGGACATACCACCCGCCAGACCCGGCGTACCCACACGACCTCCCGGCGCACTATCGACAACAACGCCATCACGTTCGCACCGGTCGACCACGCGTACATGGCCACGGTGCCGACGACCAGCACCACATCCCGCATCACAGACTCCTCACCGCGTCGACGATCGGACGCTCCCACCAACGCAGCGGACGTTCCCGCGGCGGCCCCTCGCCGGTGCCGCCGCACGTCGGGCACGGTCGGTCCGTCTCCCGCCACCCCTCGGCGTCTCCGGGCAGCTGCGGCAGTGGGGACATCTCCCACTCGGTGCCGGACCCGCCGCAGTCCTCGCAGTCGGTCTCAACGACCACCGTCCTGACCCGGGTCGCCACCAGGTCGTCGGCGGTGACCTCCCAGTGCCGGCCGGCGAACGTGATCCCGCCCGGCTGGAAAGCGCCCACCGCCAGCCCGCGGGCCAGGTGGTTGAACGTGTCCGCGGTGCCGCCCTCACCCTTGCGCGGCTTGGACCGGAACATCAACTGGTCACCGCGGGACGCGACCGCCTCCGCCGACTGCTGCGCCCACACGACGCGGGTCCGGTCGCGCTGCTCGCTGGGCATCGCCCGCAGCTGCGCGATCCACAGCGGCACCGCGGCCTCCAGGCTGACCAGCAGCACGTCGCCGTTCGGGCTCTCGTCCAGGCGGGCCTGCATCTCAACGTCGTGGCGGCGGCCCATCAATCCTCGACCTCCAGCCACGCGAGCAGGTCAAAGAGCGTCGGCGCGAGGTAGTCGACCATGCGGTACATCAGCTCCGGCTCGACCTCATCCCCCAGCAGGACCGCGGTGCGCTTGCCGACGCCCACAGCCCAGCCCAGCTCCAGGTGCGCCGACTTGCCGCACGGCAGCACCAGCACGAATGCGTCGGCCCGTTGCATAGCGTCGAAGTCGGCGTCGAAGCCCTCGACGGCCCGCGGGTGGTCGAGCATCTTCAGGTAGACGCCGACCGGCTCCGACCGGGAGAACGGTGTTCCACCGATCTGCTCCCATCCGAACCCGGCCCCGCCCGGCGGGTTGCGGAAGTCGTAGCAGTCGATGCCGGCGGCGCGCAGCACCGCGATGACAGCGGGCTGCATCGGGCAGCGCCAGGACGACGCCACATAGACGTACCTCGGCCGGCTCACCGTGACACCGCCTGCGGCAACAGACCCTGATTGCGGGCCTTACGCAACGCCGACTGCAACGACAACGGCTTCATGTTCAACCGCTCAGCAATGACCGCGTCGGTGTTACCCGCCGACCGCAACAACAGGTACTCCTCCACCACATCAGCCAACGGCAACCCGCCCCGCCGGTACGGGTAGTTCGTCAACGTCGCGTCCTTCTTGCACACCGCCCAGCACGCATCACACAACCCGCGCCCCGCGATCGGGCGGTCCTTCAGACACCGCACACACGTGCCCTCAGGGTGGCCACGGCGGGCCCGGTGCCGCCGGGCCGCACCCGGCGGCGGCGCCACCTCCACCAGCCCATCAAGGATGAACGACCCGGCCCGGCACGCGTCGGCAACCAGCGCCGCCAGCCGACCCGGCTCCAGCAACATCAGGTTCCCGGGGCGGAACACGCACGTAGAACACTTCGCCGACAGCAGCCGGGCCCTGCCGGTCGCCGGGTCGGACACGTCGACGCTCATGACGGTGACCTCCGTCCCTGGGTGCGGTGCTGGTCCGCGAAGACGCCGTGGCCGCGTAGCAGGTCGCTGATCTCGGCGATGCTCTTGCTGCTGGGTACCTCGGTGCGCGAGGCGTAGCGGGTGGCCATCAGTCGCCTCCCGGCACGCCGTCGTCGCCGGAGATCGCGCCTCGCGGAAGCCCCAGCAACTGCTCCAGGTACACCACCGGCTCCGGGTTAGTCAGCGCCCGCTCCAACGTCTCGACCAGCTTCAACGCCTCGTCACCGGTCAACTCGTTCGCCGACTTCAGCTGCCGGTCCGCCGGGCGCTGCACAATGCTCGACGAGATCCCCAACCGGGTCGGCCGGTCGCTGATGCCCAGATCCTTGAACCGGGCCAGGATCCGGTTACGCAGTTGAGGCGCCAAGGGGTCAACCTTGCCTGCAGCGACCGGCTCGGGTGGCGGAGTCTGCTCCGGCGGGTCGGTGGCCGGCGGCGCGGTGTGGGTGATCTCGTCGGCGGTGACCTGTGGCGGCGGGAACTCCTCCTCCTTGGTCACCTCACCCCGCTGCAACGCCGTCCTGATCACACCCAGCTGCGCCAGGTCGTACTCCGTCCACGCCCCCGACTTGCGTGCCAGCTTGCCCTCCAGCTGGTCGACGGTGATGCCGACCGACCCGTACCAGCCGATGCAGTTCGCGATCCGCTGCGGCAGCGGCACACCGTTGGTGCTGCCCGCGATCGTCGCCGCACACAACTCGATCGCCCGTTCCCTAAACCACACCGGCAGCACCGCGAAGATCTGCTCGCGAACCCGGCGGGCGCCCATGTTGGCATTGTTCTCGTAGATGTCGCGCAGCTCCGGCAACGCCTGCCGGGGCTTGTCCTTGACATCACGGGCGTGCGGCACAATGAAGATCGCCGACGCGCGGGTATTGCTCTGCAGATCCCACGCGAAAGCCAACACCTCCGACTGCCCAGCATCCAGGTCGCGGCGCAGCTCGGCGACGCTGTACTGAATGTTGCCGAAGCACCGCGCCAATTCGCGGGCCAGGTGGATGGAGGGCCCGGTGACCTGCTGCCCGCCACGCGGATACCGGTAGAACGACCGGTCCGCCAGGGTCTTCTGCGCGCAGGCCTGCTCCATCTCACTGATGGCGTTGGCGATGATGCGGGGACGCTGCTGCGCCACCACGATCGCGGCCTGCACCTCCGCGACCGCGCGGGACTGCTCGATCGCCGTGCCCTGCCCCAGATGCGTAGGCACCGGGGCCGCCTGGTGGCGCTCGACGGCGGCGGTCATGACTGAACCGCCCATCCGCTGATGAACTTGCGGAACTCCTCCGGATGGTCATACAGGCCGGAGAACATCGCCATGCCCAGGAAATCGTGGGTTCCGATGTAGCGGGTGCCGTCGTGCTTGTTCACGTCGGATGCGAATGACGCCCAGGCGTGCGGCATGTCGCCCCGGTTGGCGTACTCCATCGCGCGCTCGACGCACCAGGCCAGATGCGCGCGCCCACCCATCTCGGTGGTGGTGTCGGTCTCGTCGTCGGTCATGTGGCCAGCTCCGCAATCGCCGCCCATCCCGCCCTGGCTGTATCCGTCATAGTCGCTGCGGTACTTCTCGTAGGTGCCGTCGTCGTCAGTGCTCACCAGGACTCCGTTTCATACTGCCGCTCAATCCACGGGGGAAGACTCACCCACGGGACCTCTGTGTCCTCATCGCCGTACCCCGGCCACCGCCCGGACTCCACGCAATCCCGGTAGCGCTCCAACGCCTCCCGGTTGCGTTGCCGCCCGATCCGCATCGCCACCGGGTCCGGCGACACCAGGTTGATCAGGTGGGGCGGGTCCTTCTCCTGGAAGCACAGGACGAACACCGCGTCCTCAGCCAGACCCAACGCCTTGACCAGGTCGACGTACCAATCGCCCTGCAGGTGGTACCCGTAGCTCGCGATGGCCCGCTGAACCGCGTCGGGTGCCGCCGACTCGCACGTCTTGTAGTCCGGTATCACGAGCCGGGAACCGGCTTTGACACCCAACCAGTCCAGCATCGCTCGCCGCCACACCCCGGTCGCCGGGTCCTGATACACCAACGTCTGCTCCGGCTGGCCGTAGCCGGGGTCGAACAGGAACTTGGCCCACCGGTGTTCCCGCACCGCGGCGGCCATCGCCTTCGCCCGGTCCAGGTCTTTGGTGAGGATCGGGGTGAGGCCGGCGGCGTGAGCGTCGGCCTTCGCCTTTTTCGCCAGGTTGGTGCGCCAGTCGTCGGCCTTTACCTCGGCGATCTCGGCGCCACGACCAAGGACCAGGCGGTGGGCGACGTGGCCAAAGTCGTAGATGTCTTTCGGCTTCTCTGGGTGATCAGCCCAGTATCGGAACGCGGCCGGGCAGGAGGGCGGCAGCAGCAGCCGGGCGCCGGAGGACGACAGGCTGCCGCCCTCCACCGGATCCGCGTGGTATTCCGCGGCCGGCAGGTTGTAGACGCCCGGCGCGGTGATCTGCTCCGCCATCACATCGGCCTTTGTCGCTCAGGCTGATCGGGATCTTGTCGGCGATAAGTGCGGTTACTGCCGACACGCCTCATAGAGCGTCGTCGTTTGACCCCACACGCTTCGCAGCATGTGATCGCGTCTGAGCGAACCGGCCAGAAGACCTTGGGCCGGCCGTCCTTGTCCAGGCAGACCGGACATTCCTTGGCGACGGTGCCGTGGCCGCCAGATAGAGATCCACGGTCTGGCCCTTGTGCATCTGCCGGAACCGCTGTACTGCAATGTGTGGCATTCTCCTTTTCCCCTCTGCTGGTCGGGCCCACCTGGTCGGGGCCGTCCTTTGTGGGCCGGTGGGATTCGGACCCACTGCCGGCGCCCCCCTGGCCGCCGCGCGAACCTGCCGGTCGCCTTGCCTAGCGCTCCAGTTCCACTCACTCATGGCCCTCACCTCCCCCGGCAGGCCAGCACCTCGCGCACGGCTTGCCGTCGTACCCCTCGACGACCTCCATCAATGGCCGGATCGAACCGGTACGGGTCGACCGCCCACACTTGGTTCCGCCGCCCGGCAGCGGGTCGTGGAACTCGACGCCCTGCCGGGCCGCCGCGATCCACACCACCGGCGGCGTCCGCAACTCCCGTACCGCCGCGATGAACGCGTCCAGCTCCCGGCTCAACTGCTCCAACGCGATCAGCAGCGGCTCGTCGGCGCGTTCGGCGACCGTGCCCGGCTCCAGGAAGTCGCCGGTCACCAGCCGCAGTTCGCCGCGGGCGGTGTCCAACGCGGCACGGGCCGAGGACCGCCACGACCGGTACCGCTGGGCCGGGTCCTCATCGGCGGGCGCCTCACCGGTCGCGTTACCCGGGGTAGCGGAGTCGACGACCCCGCCCGGAGTCGGCACGTCCGGCCAGGTGTCCTCCCGCTCGTCCTCGGCGGCGGTGACGCCCTCCGGCTCGTCGTCCTGCTGGGGGGAAGAGTCGGCCGGCGCGGGCCCGACTCCCGCGCCGGCC